TTCCTTTATGATTTCCTAGGGGCTGGGCAAACACGGTTACAGAAACGGCTGCCGAAAAAGTATGGTCCGCGTTCAGCCGACAAGAAAGTGCTTAAGCTTATTCGTGAACAGCACAATCCGTTCATCGACAACTTCATCGATCGTATGGAACGTTATGACAAGCCGAATACCATTTTGTCCTATTTCGGAAAATGGGGCAAATTCACATATAAGGACACAGGCTGTGCACTTGAATGGCTGAATGCATGCGGTACTGAAACAGGCCGTATGTCATCGGGGCATTCACAGTTCTGGTGCGGAGGCAACGGACAGAACATTTCCGGTAAGTTGCGTGAATGGTTCTATGCGCATCGTGACTACATTCTTCTTGACATCGACTATTCGGCATCTGATGATCGTTGGGTTGCATACGATAGTGAAGACCCGGTGAAGATGGACCTTGTCGAAAGTGGCAAAGATCCGCATTGCTTCCATGCAGCTATGTTCTTCGGCTATGATTATGAAGAATTGAAAGCAGGCCATGACAACGAAGAAGCATGGGTTGATGCCGAGGAAATTGGTATTCGTTGGATCGTGAAGAAGGTCGGGCATGGCAAGAACTATGATGCACAGCCACCTACCATCTATGATACGATGGGCCGCAAGGGTGTTGTTCATGCCGCAATTGCCATGGGCTACAAAGATGCCGCAGGTTGGTCAACAGAAAAGTTGTTGAAAATTTGCGAGTTGCTTTGCAAGAAATATGACGACCCGAAGATTGGGTTGTATCGCCGGCTAATTCCATGGCGGCGTGAGATTGTGAATAAGGTCATTAAGGATGGTGGCCGCATGACCAACCCGTTCGGTTTCACTCGTGTGTTCATGGAAGATTTGAATTCTGCTGCAACTCATCGAACGATTGCCGCACAGGTCGGTCAAGGTGACACTGCCGGTAATGCTAACCGCGCTTTGCTCGAAATCTATTTTCGTGGTGTGTGCGACACACATTGCTACTTCCGTAAACAAGTCCATGATAGTTTCACTTTCCTCATCCACAAGGACTATATCTCGGAGAAGGTTGCGCAGATTAAGGAAATCATGGAACGTAAGATTTTGCTCCGTGATCGTTGGGTGCGCATTCCCACGGATGCCAAGGTTGGTTTGGTCTGGGGAAAGCATATGCTTTCGTGGACGCCTGAGGTCACCTATGACGACATCGTCGAGTTTACGAAAAAGCGTTTCGGTCGACTTCCGGGTACCCCGATTTCAGAAGTCATCTCAAAGGAAAAATTGGTACCTTTGAGTTCCATCGTCAAACCGAATACTGGTACGGGGACGATGGCCAGTGAAGAAGTCGAAGAAAATATAGCCTTCGATGAGCATGCAACTTTCGATATCAATGCGTTTGCTAGTTTTCTGGATAGCGCTTCGATCGGCTCCGCTGCCACAGAAAGCATTGACGAAGACCAAGAAGCTGATCTTTCACTTCTCGATGCATCAGAAGGAGAATAACAATGGCTTATTCCATTACGGTGGCGCCGTTCACCAATATCGCGGCGTTCTCGGGCACGACGGGTGCCATTCAGGCCACCACGAAAGCGGGCCTCATCACGACGCTCAACAGCTTTCGTGCTCTGGTCGTGCAGGCTGACGGTGCGGCTCCGGCCAAACCGGACTTCATTTTCGTGAACAAGTATGTCGCTGACAAGCTGGCCGCGGAAATCGATGCCATCACTGCCGCCGTCACCGCGCACGCGTAACCGGCATTCGGTATGACAAGCCGGGAGCACAAGTTGTGGCACTGGGTCAAGGCCTCAGTTCGCTACATACGGTAAGGTTGGCCCGTGGGTCAGTTAAATAACCCCAGCCCACGGGCCTTTAATTGGAGGAAGTATCATGATTATCGGAATTCCCTTCGCGGGAGAGAAGGAATTTAACACTGCTGAGTCCTTTGCCAAGGCTCTGGTGGATAGCAATCCGTACACGGCAAAATCAATCCGCGCCGATTTGATGGCCAACACTGACGAATTGCGAACGGTATTGCGCAATCCTTCGTCGGACTGTATGATTGTCATATTCGATCGATGGATCGATGCACAGGCCAAGCGTTCGGAAAAGACTTTCCGCAACGTAATCGAGGATAATTTCGGCTACATCGTGGAGGTTCGGTGATGGCAGACGAACCTAAATCACCTTCGATGTTTTCCATAGAGCCGATGGTGCAGATCGGTGACCAGTGCTATGCAAGCATGCCGTATGTCATCGGGCTGGCTGGTCATAAGGGCGCAGGCAAGAGCACACTGGCCCAGAAGTTCACCAGCTTCACCACAGTACCCTTGTCCTATGAGGTGAAGGCTATGGTGAAAGGTTTTCTTCGTTCACTTGGCTTTTCTTGGAAGGTGATTGAAGAATATTCGTTGCCCGAGGACAAGGAAAAAGAAATTCCTGGTCTGGCCGAACTCGCTTTTCACTCCGACATGGACCGTGCACAGTCAGGCCGGATTTTGTCCATGCGATATCTCTGGACAACGTTGGGCACGGAGTGGGGACGTGACATGGTCGGACCGGATATTTGGGTTTCTCAGACTAATGCAGCCATCACAAATATCCGCAATCATGGTGGTCGTTGTCTCATCGACGGTATTCGGTTTCAAGAAGAAATCGATTTGATAAAACGGTGGAATGGCGTCATCATCTGGGTGAACGATGGCTTCCCGCATTATCAGTGGGTGGAAAGTCAGGGCCACAAAAGCGAAAAGTATATGGGGCCGGACTTGGCTGATTACGTCTACGACGGCTACAGGGTACAGCGCGATCAAGGCAAGGAATTCGATCGGCTTCTTAGCTGGCTGTGGCGCCATGGCCTTTCAGCGCCAACAGTATTACCTGAGTCAGTCCCTCAGAAATGACAGAGTAAGTGTTGCTGGAACACTAAGTACTGCGGGGAATTATGGAATTAAAAGAAACGCATCCCATTTTGGCGCGATACCTTAGGTATACGCGTAACACAGAAAGCCCGGCGCTATTTCATTCGTGGGCTTTCTTGAGTGGGGTAAGCGCAGCATTAGGCCGCCGTTGTTGGTACAAGTTTGGCACGTATGTCACATTGCCGAATATGTTCGTTGTACTCTGTGGCCCGCCTTCACTGCGCAAAAGTTCAGCCATCAATCCTGTTCGTAGTTTGTTGCAGGGAACTACCGGTGTTCGCTTTGCGCCAAGTGACACCGGTGGCCAGCGCCAAGGCTTGATCGAAGCTATGCTCGGCGAGAATGAAAAGCTTGAGGATAGCGAGGACGACAAACAGATTGAAGTAATGCTTGCGAAAGCCGGTTCTGTTGGTGAATTGTTTGAGGAAAAAGTAATCAATACCTTGAATAATTATTCGCTTGACTCGCGCGATCCTAACTCCATGTTCATTAGTGCGCCAAATCTATCATCAGTTATCGGCGAAAATAACTCAGCACTTTTGACTTTTATGCAGCAACTTTACGATGGTGAGGATTATTCGTATCATTTGAAAAATAGTGTTCGACTTTTGAAGGACTCAGTTCTTGGAATGCTTGCAGGCACAACAGCATCAGCATTCGCGCAAAGTATCCAGAGCCCGGTGATGGGCCAGGACTTCATGGCTCGTTGCATTTTCGTGTATGCTGATGAGCAGAAAATAAGGAAAATTCCGCGTCCTTCGTTGAATGAAGAGATGCGGCCAGAGTTTGCTAAAATTTTCGAACGGGTGTACAATGAACTTAGTGGAGAATTTTCGGAGACATCTTCGGCGGCGAAACTTCTTGATGAAATTTACGTTAGGGGCGTGTCATTGCTCGACACGCGTTTTGTTCATTATGTGCAGCGCCGACAGACGCATCTGCAGAAGGTCAGTATGGCTTTGGCAGCGTCTCGCTGTAGCCTTGTTATTGACGAGTGCGATGTGGTTGCTGCTGATGCCATGCTATCTCTTACCGAAGATGGAATGCCTTATGCATTGGGTGAATACGGTCTTGCAAAGCTTAGTGCTGCCAAAGCCAAGCTCTCCGAAATGTTGTGCTCGACAGTGGAAGGCATCCCTGTTGAAACGGTATTCACTATAATGTCGAAAGACATGAAGCCGCAAGAATGCGAGATGGCAATTCGTGAATTGGAATTGGCCAATCGCATTCGGTACGTAGACATTCCACATATTGGCCGGTGCGTGATCGGTGTATCTTCGACGGATGCCGCGCGGAATAGAAAACGCAAAGCATCTGCAACCCATCTATTCCAGCAAGAAGCAGAAGCAAAAGCAGCCAAGCGGCAAGCTGCCATGGACGGGTTGGAAAAAGACAACGTCATTCCATTAAGCAAATAGATAAAAGAATGGCCCGGGCTGTCCGCAACCCGGGCCAAGTTATAGGACTCACACCCCAGGAAGAATTACCTTCCCGAGCTCGTATCTTGCAGGTCAGGTGAAACCGGTTCAATATCCGAATTGTCCGGTTCTTTTTGCATCGCTGCAAGCATATTCTGGAATTCAATTCCCTGTGCTGAACTCATCAAGGATCGCAATTTTAGCGAGGTCTTTGATTGAGTAGCTGTGATGGTATTATTGCGGAGCCAATTACCGAATTCCGCCGGATCACCACCAGACCTCGTATAATCATACACGGCCTTTTGCATATCAGCAATTCCATAATTGCCAGAACGGATCATGGCCCGAGTACGCTGGTTCAGTTCCTGCCGAAGTCCGGACTGATTGGCATCCACAATCTTTTGCTGATAGTATGCATCCTGCAGCGCACGTTCCTGCGAAGGCACGGAGCCAGCCAAAGTTGCGGCAAGATGCATGAAGTCCATGGTACCATTAGCGATGACCTGCCCGGATTTATCCGTTGCACTATTGGCCGCCATGTCCATCACATTTTTGATGAAGCGGTTGGTGGAATAATGCGACAAGATTTCCTCCTGTTGCTGCAGAGAGAACCCATTCAAGAAGTTGCTGGCCGTTTGCTGCATGATGTTGCCCATGTTAGTGATGAGCTGGATGGGCGGCAACTTGTTGGCATCATACAGATAGGTAAGAGGTGTCGGTGTAACTCCGGCATATGAACCAACTGTTGGCATGTATTTAGACATGTCAACAGAACCGCGTGAATACAGAGCAATGCCGTCCTGCCCGAAAAGACGAGGAATGTTGGACACGGAACCATGAAGTAAAAGCTCACTGGCCATCGGCGGAAGGTTCCGGTTTATTCTACCCTCGAGTGTGTCGCTCTGTATTCCATCCGAGCCGATGTACTGGTTCCATGCATTCCAGCCCGGAAGCCCTGCAGCACCGAACACCGAACCCTGCAGAGCGAATTGCGTTCCAATGGCCCGTACGTCTCGGTTTTCCACATAGGAAAGTAACCGGCGATAGTAGTTGAACATATAGGTCTGGAAAGCACCGAGTGGCATACCCAATGCACCTTGGAAAATGCCCGGTTTGTTTTGCGGCGAATAGTTGCCGATGACTTGGTTCACCAAATGCTGGGCGAAGATGAATTGATTGCGCTCATCCTGATAGCCGATCATATCCTTGGCCATAGAGTAGCCAATGCCCCACACGATTTTACGCGAATGGGTTTCGGATTTATCGGCCAGCATCGATGCAGCATTGATAAAATTGTCAAGGCCACTTTTGGTGCCAGTTTTTTCCTGCGAAAGAATTCGATCGATGGAGGTGTATTCCGGATCGAGCATGCCCATTGCGGCCGCTCGGTTCATTGGCTCGGTAAGCGAACCGTCGAATTCATGCTTGAACCCTTGAGCTAGCGCTTTCATTGGGGAGAAAGCAAAGTTGCCATTGGAGTCAAGGCGGCCTAGGTCCATACCGAAAGCACCATTGCGCGCCATGAAATCCGCATCAGCTTCTCCGGGGCGCCGGCGCATCGAAGCAACCACAGCAGGAAGAACGGTAGCGACACCCAAGTAGTTGAGCAAAGGTGTACCACCATTAAGCATGCGAATTGCCAAGGCATTGGAGACTTTGGAAACTTCGGCTAAAGTCGCACGAGTTGTCCACGGTGCTTGTGGCTTGTAAGTGCTTTCGAGCCATTGAGCCACGTTATTGAATGGAGAATACGCTTGGGCTTTTGCCATGTACTGCGCATATTCTTTGGGCTCGATGTTCTTTTTCAAGAAACTTTGCAGCTCTTCTCCGGCCGCACCTTTCAGGCCAGTCCATGCATTATAGGCCACGGAAAGCAGAGCATCGGTGGTGTTCTCGATTTTTCCGTAGAGCTGAGCCATAGTGCCATTAGGATTGCGCGTTGACCGCGAATAAGCCGTGGCAACATAGCGGTCAAAAATGTTGTATTCTTTGAGGAAGCCAGATTCCGGAGTAACCGAAGCAGCCATACGTGCATAGTTCAGTTGCGGCTCAAGCAGCAAAGCGCGAGCACGTGTGCCAACGGCAAGGTAATTGTTGGTGAGGCTTTTCACCATATCCAAGTAGGATTGAGGTGTACGATCTATTTGCGTTTCAATCAAGCCGCCGTGCATAGCCGAATTCTTGTTTAGAAAATCCGAATAATCCATGATGTTGAACATGGAAGCATCAGCCGCAGCTTGTCGTTGAACTGTGGCACTATTGATGGCGGTGTGGATTTCGCCAGTCTGGTTTGTCAGAAGGTCGGAAGCATCCTTGGCCAACGACTCGTTTGTGGCCGCAGTACCGCGGCTGTAGATGTTGATGGTCTTGCCTTGCGAATTTTGCACAAACCAAGCTTTGTCCGAATAGAGTTCAGGAGCCGGAAGGTGGAAATCTCGCAGCTGAATTGGTGGCAACCCGAGCATTTGACGAATAACGTTTGCTTCACTGCCCTGCTGCAAAGTCAAGTCCGAGAGATTTTTGGCCGCAGCACCAGCATTTTCCGAGACTTCCAGCGGAATGATATTGCCGGCATTGCGCTGTGACAAGGCCATGTCCGGCATCAACCAATCACCATTAGCGTTGGACGGCGGTATTGCGTCCTTGCCAAAATAAAGCTGAATGGCGGAAAGATTGCGCGGGTCATCCTTGTCAAGAATAAAGTGTGTAACATTCTGACCAGTATCACCAGCAACAGGAACGAAGTCCACGCTTTTCACAACGTAACCATGCCGATACGATTGCTGAACACGGTTCACGTCAATGGCATCCGCGATATTTTCGCGACTGGTCAAGGCCGCAGTGAACGGGGCTTGACTTTCCAGCTGCTTTGCGGTAACATTCTGGATAATCTGATCGTTGTATTGCGTGACCAGTTGCAGCGATTTCATTGTATTGTTGTATTGGTTCACACGATCGGCGTAACCCATAACGCCTTTGCCCATCTGTGAACCTTCGAACAAACCTTCGACGTCACGCGCCGAGTCCAAGGCCGCAATGCCGCTGATAGATGAAACGGTAGCATTCACAACCGGAGCTTGCTCGGCAGTTACGGCCGCAAGTTGTGCGACTTGATGCTGACGAAGTTGGGTAGTTTCTGCGGCAAGAAAAGAATTGGAACGCGGCAGAGTTGGGATGTTGTCCGCATGCACCAATATGGGTTTAATATCATTCTGCATCCACATGTTGCCAGTAAGGGCCGGCTTGATGCCGGGATCAGAGATGCCCGCACTTTCACGAACGGCTGCTTGCAAGAGGTCCACCTTGGACTCAGTGGGAGAGACACCATCGAAAATCTCCCCAAGGTCTTTAGTGCCTGATGCAGCCATATCTGAGAAGAACGAAGTCAGCGGGCTCATGCGGTCATAGGTACCAGCCGGCATATTCAAGCGCTGCAAGAATTCTTCCGGCAGCATTCCGCTTTTATTTAGCGCACGCAATGCAGTTTTCGTAACGCCACCCAGTACATTGTTGATGCCACGGCGGAATTCCTGGTAGCGTTCGTTGGTGATGTGGAGCAAAACATCGTCCATATCATGGAAACCATCCAGCGAAATGTGGGCGTTAATGTCCGGGTTCTTTTGCCCCACGGATGCAATGAGATCGAGCTCGCGCCACGGTCGTTGCGGCGAAAGCACAATGGAGGGTTGAACCGGAGAGGCCTTCCACGAATTGATCATCTTGCTGCCGACCGCCTGCAAGGCATCGAAATCCTCCTGCACGGGATTTTGCGGCATCGTGATGTTAAAGTTGTGATCAATGCGGATGTCATTGCCGGCATCCGAAGTGGTGTGCAGGAATTTAACCGGCTGAATAGAGCCAGTTTGCGGAGAAGGCGTGCTCAGTCTGCGAGCCGGTGCACCCTCATCGCCCCAGAATGAACTGGTAGTATCTTGCGTTGCAGCTTTCGGAGTGAAAGAACCTGCAGTAATATCCGACATGTCGTGGTTATCGAAGAACCGAGCGGCACGTGTGGAATAGTTATTGATGGAACCGTCGCCTTCAACAACATAGCGATAGTTGTCGAGTGCATTCAGCACTGTATCAAATTGGCCCTGCAATGCCCCGGCTTGTTCAGGAGTAATTGCCTTGCCGTGCTGCAGCAGCGTTGGGATTTCACTGCGCATAGTTTCGTTGTATGAACGCTGGTCCGCAATGTCGGCAAGAAACGAGTCTTTGTCACCAGGCAATGCAGTAAATTTCTTGGCACCGACGAAGGCCAGCGGATTATCCGTCAACGTGTTGCGCAAGACCTGATGCTGGTCATCGGTCAGGTTAATTTTCGGCGCCATATCCAGGGGATAGGGGTCAGAAGCAACGCCATCGAATTGCTTGCGAAGCACACCATCGATTACCGAAATATCCGACGTAGCATTCGAACGATTGGTGGCCGTAAATCCTGGAGCCTGCGTAACTGCATAGCTGTCATTGCGTGCCGCAGCATACGTGGAGATACCAATGCCACGCTCGCCTGTATGGAAAGTTGTGTTGGCTAAAGTTTCTTCAAGCGGAGAGAGCGTGCGCGCGGTATCCCACACACCACGAAAGATTTTGTTGACGGCGAACCGAGCTGCCACAAAGTCGATGCCGGATTGGAAGGCCGCACCAGCTACACCCCATTTGGCGTAGTCAGCGGTAGTCTGGTCGGAGGGCATCAAGACGCTGTTGTTGTAGAGCCCACCATAAGCAGCATCGAATACAGCGCTCTGCCGCAAACTCTCGGCAAACTGGCCTCTGTAATAGGCATTTTTCGCAGCGGAAGTTGCTGCGGAATTGAGCGTACGCCCGGTAATAATTCCAACATCTGCGCTGGCATTCGTAGCAGCATCCGTGACACCCTGCTGTAATTGAGTAAGCCGAGTACTCGAACCAAGCAAAGCATCGGCCGTTGTACTATTCTTCAAGAAGTCACCGAAGACGCCAGTTTCGCGGGCCCAACGTGCACCCTTGAGTACTTTCATGCCGAGAGTACCGGGGATGGCCATACCCACAATATCCGATGCGGTGCGGATGGGGGTACGGTTCCGGGCATACCAATCGCCGAAACCTTGTGGGCCGAAGACGCTGGTCAAAGTATTACTGACATCTGAGTCCTTCAAGACTCCGACTGAAGTGCCCATAGTATCAACAAGACCAGCAGCAAGACCTGGGAGACCATATACAGCCAACCTTCCCAGTTGCTGATCTTGTTGAACTTGTTGCGAACCAAGCGTCGAAACCTGACCTGTGCCCAACGTATTGGGTGTCGGCCCTGCAGTGTCCTCGAATTCATTTGAGTTTCCCGCATTAGGCACAAAATTATACGCCATTGTGAGTCTCCTATAGATTTATTTTTGTTATTGCTGTTGCATTTGATACTGTTGTTGCTGCAATTGCCGCATCTGCTGCACGGTCAATCGAGCCCCAGTAGAACTCATTACTTTGTCTTCCGAAAGTGGCTGCAATTTGTGCATGACAAACGCGTCAGCCATAGGATTGCCAACCGGTGAACCAACCATATAGGCACGGTCATGCGCCATAGCAGCTTCACTGCGTTGCACAGTTTGGCCATTGACGTCCTGACGAATGAGGTTACCCAAGTCACGTTGCGAATTTTGCGACTCTTGCAGGTAGGCATTGTAGGCGCCATTTGCACCCTCGACATAGGGAGATGCACCACCGAACAGACGCGCGGCAAGTGCATGGTCATAAACGGTCAGTTCAGGATCAGCCCCAAGGACAGGCCGTGCATTCTGGCGAACCCGGTTCAGGGCCTGCTGATACGTATTCAGGTAGACACCACGCATATTGCGGCCGCCGGGGCCATTCGCGGCAGTGGCTTCCAATTCCATCTTACCGAGGGTATCAGCCAAAACACGGGGATTGATACTGCCGGTGTTGTCGGACCAGAGGTATTGGTTTTCCGGAGCCGCAAGTTGTTTCCAGACTGGAGCGGCGCGCGGATCACTGGCCAACAATTGCATAGCTCGACGCATGGCCAATGCGCCAATCTGATTGGTGACATCGATCTTCGTCTGCTTCAACACTGCCGGATCTTGCAGTACCTGACCCATGGCCATTTGCTTGCCCTTTGTGGGGTTGGTAACCATGGTTGCGAAGATACCGCTGCCGACACCGCCTTTGAGTGAAGACGCGACAGCATCCTCTTCGGCCTTGCGTAGACTGGCGAAGGAGTCCCGGAAAAGCGAAGTATCCGTATTACCGGGATTTACTGCAGTTGCAGCCAAGAAATTCGTGGCATCGGCGGGAGTGAAGTAACCCGTTCTTGCCGCATTAAGGAATGCTTGCTGCCCTTCCTTGGTGGGAATTTTGCCGGAAATAGCTTTAGCCGAAGCCTGCACTTGCAAGTCGGCTTGGTTCAGCATGCCATTCAACATATGCATGTCACCAAGACCCATCTGACTACCGACCTTAGGTAGGGTCTGGAATGCACGAGACACACCGGCCAGTTTCGGATCCATACCGCCGAGGAAACTGAGCGAACTTGTCATCCCAGCAAGGCGGTCCTGCAGGGAATTGCGGTCGGCATAGTTAGCGGCAACCATATTGGAATAGTCGTTGGCCTGCTTCTGGCTCTTTACATAGGCATCTTTAGCCAAGGAAACCGGGATTTGGATTACCGTATGGTTGAACGGATTGCGCATGGCAATGATATCAGAGCCAGCATTATCTGCCTGTTGAATTCCTGCCGCCAATTCTTCCGGGCGTAGGGTGCTTAACAACTTCGACAGATTGGCAATGCTTTTGTTCTGCTGTGCCGCATCAAAGTTATCTTTGAATTCCATACGCCGATAATTCTCGACCTGCCATACACCTTGCTCAGGGCCCTGAATTTGGGCACGTCTTGCAACTTCATTATTAGACGCATCACTGACCGTGACACGAAGAAGCTGCTGTTGTCTGTCGGTCAGGCTGGCACGATAACCCAAATCTTCTTGCAAGTATCCAAGATATTCCTTGTTCAAGTCAAGACCAGACTTGATGGCATTCATCTTGTTTTCTGCAATGCCCGCCTGCAGCGACGCGATAGTAGGTTGCGCATTGTTGACATCCATCTGCGCTTGAACCATCTGCGTAACATCGGATGTCCTTTGCTGCGCAGCCGCAATTCGGTTGGTTTGGTACTTGCGGTTGAAGTCAGTATCGAACATGCCGAGCAGGCCGGTGATGGCTTGCCCAGCTTCACCTAGATCACCGGGCAGCCCGGAGAACCTGTCGAGGAATTGAATTTTCGGCAGGGCGTCATCTGTGACTTCCTGCTGGTTCTGATAGGCAGTAATAATGCCATTCTGCAAAGCAGCATTCTGCTTCGTAGCGTCGATCTTAGCTTGGATGGCTGCTTCTGTCTGGGCCGTAGCCAATCCAAGCGTTTGCTGGGCGGATTGAATACCCTGATAGAAATCACCCGTACTCATCGGTGCCGGTGTTTGTGCCGAGGCATCCGGAGAACCAGAGTTTGCTACCGCAGTCGACTGTGAGATTGGCCCAGCCGGAACCATCTGATCCGCAGGTGCAGGATTAGCGGCAGCGGTCGTGGCAGTATTGTTGTATCTGGAGATAATGGTATCCAGTACATTCTGAATAGCCGTATTGCTATTATCGGATGTGAGTGCTTCAGGCTGAATTGAGGCATCGGCCATGTTATTATCTCCTAGAACAGCCCGGAACTACGGCTGCCAGTGTTCGTGACCGAATTGCCGGTCTCCGTGGTATTCGATACGATCTGTTGCAGGGCATTAATCAATTCCTGCGAAGTCGTATTCGAGCTGGTATTCGACAGCAACTGCGTAATGGCATCAGAAATCGAGGTCTGGTTCTGCGTGTCCTGCGTATTGGACGTTGAAGTCCCCGAAGTATTCTGTGAGGTGGACTCATTGCCAGTGCTTGTAGTAGCTGTATTCCCAGACGTCGTGGACTGCGAGCCAGAAAGTGCCTGAATTGCCGCAAGATACTGGCTAAGTCCTTGCTGTGACGCACTTGCGGCCTGTGACTCCACACCAGCAGCTGCCGATAGATCTGATACCTGCTGTTGTTGCTGCTGGTTCTGTGCATTGGCCACGACCGAAGCAATCTGCGTCGTCAAATCAGCACTAGCCGAATTGCCCAACAGCGAAGCAAATGTATTATTCGTACTGCCGATTTGACCATAAGTGGTCTGCAATCCTGCCGCCGTTTGCGAGTTGAACTGGTTCTTCAATTGGGCAATCTGTGCGGCCGTCTGTGCATCCGTATTGTTATTGTTCGACAAGTCCTGGATTTGCTTGGCAATAGCCGACAACGAGTCCGAGTATTGATTGGTGCCATTAGCACCGCCTGACAGCGAATTAACGATATTCTGCAATTGCTGCCGCGTAGCCTCATCCAATGTGGATGTGGTTTGCTGCGACTGGCCAGTAGTCGAACCAGAAGTTGACGTCTGCCCAGTGCTTGTTTGGCTGGACGTTTGCTGGTTGCTCGATGTGCCGGTAGTTTGTGTGCTACCCGTGGTCTGCGTGCTGCCAGACTGGTTGGTACTGGAGGTTCCAGTCGTAGAACCAGTCGTGCTTTGCGTGGACGTTGTGCTACTATTCGTGTCCGTGGTGGACGTAGCATTAGTGCCGGAGCGCCCCTTTGAGCTACTACCGAAAAGATCACCAAGAAAACTCATTGTGGCCTCCTATAGGCAGAAAAGAGCAACGAGATATGAACCTGCACTTGATAGAGCATCGCCGAACATGCTTCCGATACCAGCACCCCCTGCCTCGCCGCCGACGGCACCGCCTAAACCTTCGGCACCACCAAGCAGGTCACCCAAACCACCAGCCTCTGCAGCACTAGATGCGCCGGCAATGCTTTCGGCCGCACCGCTACCACCCGTGAATTCCATCCCAGCACCGCCAATACCGCTAGCACCGCCGAGGAGATCGCCAAGACTGCCACCTTCTGCACTGGTACTTGCTGCATTAAAAATGGAGGAAGACGTGTCTTCAGTAGTTACGCCAATATCCGGTGAAGGGCTGCCAATGAACTGTTTGGCGTCCTTGTAGATGGACATAGCATCTTTAATATCCTGATCCCCGGAACTGCTGTTCTGCCGGCTTTGCTGTTGCTGGGCATTCAAGGCAACTGAGGCATTTGCGGCAAGGCTATTGCTGACAAGCGAAGATGCGTGGAATGGATTACCTGCTGGAATTACGAAACCGGTGCTCGGACTAACCGAAGCACCTGACCCCGCACCAGTGCCAGAAATGTCATTTAAAGCCTTAAGCAAAGACTGTGAATTCATCTGGTTGTTTTGCTGGGTCTTGGAGTCTGCAGCAGCCGTGGCAATAGAATTAGGATCGGAGGCTACCGTTCCGCTGTTCAAGGCATCATAGATTTGCGAAAGATAATCTGCCATTTAGTAGCCTACTGCGATATAGGTGCACAATTCCATATTTTGCGCCGCACTCCAGACGGAGAAGCCAACGGTAGAGATGCTGCTATTATCCGGAACTGGCTTGTTACGCTCTTCACTTGTGCTACCGGGCCCAGAAACACCGCCAGCCCACACGGCAAAACATTGGTGCTGGAAGCCACTATTGGCAAAGGTAACATAAGTGGATGCTGCCGATGAAGCGTAAAACGAACCCCAACGAATCTGTAATCCGCCGACGAGCCAAGCCGGAAAATCAACGCCGCCATTACCAGACATGAATGCATTGCCACCCGACTTAGCGGCGATGGCAGCTTGAACGAAGGCCGTATTAGCCGCTGCAGTAGAATTGTCACCGGCTGCACGATTGGCCACAGTTCCGTCAAAATAACCATGCAGGGTGGCATTGGTAAGGGTAAGACTGTCCAAGGTGCTGTAGTGGTTAGCACCAGCATTGACACCGGTTGTCCCTAAAATGATCTGCACAATGCCTTTGGTCAGATTGCCGGCAGTATCCAGGCCGGTAACGAATTGGGTATTCCCATTTCCATCTGAACCGGCTGCGATTGCCTTCACGCCACCAATAGCCGCAGTAGCCGGCAGTGGAATATGCGATGCGTCAATAACACCGGTGATTGCAGCGGCCGCAAGATTGGAAGTAATTGGTGAGGCATTGCCATTCGCAAGCGCATCCAAATTCGCGGAATGTGCTTCAACATCCGTGCCGATAGCAACGCCCAAATTCGCGCGAGCCGTCACCTTGTTGTTCAAATCGCTGAGATTGTTTGCAATCTGCAATCCGGACGACAACCGAGCGTCATTACCCTGACAAGCCGTATTCGCAGCAGTACCATACGTGACATTCAATTGCCGCGAAGTCTCGTTGTCCACATTGAGGGTGACACCGACGTTGCATACTGCAGCATTACCCAAGCCGAGATTAACCTGTGCCGCATTAACATCTGCAAGGTCACTCAGATTGCTGGCTTTCTGCAGAAAATAACCCGTATCATGCACGGCTGCACTGTCAAGTCCAAGATTTGCCCGGGCGCTCACAACGTCCGACACGTCACTGAGATTGTTAACGCCATTCAGAAACGTGGTTTTTGGGTAAGTTGCGGCAGTGCCCAACCCAAGATTGATCCGGGCGGTTTCTTTATCTGTCAATTCAGCGAGATTGGCATCGCCCAAAAGGAACGAATGGCCACCCGGCGTCACCCCATCATGCAATGACATGGCACTGGCGGTATCCGAATTGGTGATAACCTGCCGCGGCAATCCCACAAAAGTTGGATAGGAAGCTGAAGGAACACCGCGGAATTGAACATTTTGAACAGCCATAGTGAAACTCCTAGTATTGGTAACCGCAGGGTTGACCGCCGACTTCCAGGGTTTTTAGATAGAAGAATTGACCTGGAGCACTCGCATTGAAATTAAGCAGACCGTAAAGCCCAACATACTGCTGTGGGCAATAAGACGTGCTGAATTCGGTTTCTTCCACGGACATCAGTTTTTCCGTGAAGTTATTGGACTGAACGGTGGCATCCCGGGACATCGTCAATTCTGCGTTGAACGTGTAAGCGTTAGGGGCAGAAGTCCCCCAATCTTCACTCAATTCAAACTCAACGTTGTTCCAATCTTCATCAGGATTAGATGAGTTATTCCAATCCGTAATTTCAGCCACATCGCCGAGTGAAGCAACACCGGCCACGATTTCATCAAACTGGCAAAGTTCGGCCGCATCTTGTTGTTTCAGGACGCGCAAAGGTCCAAGCAGAATGCTGGAGTCCATGCTTTCCTGTGCAAAATAATGTGACTTCAACTGGTACCAGTCGAACCCAACATCGGAGAACCAAATCTCATCGATGACTTCATAGAAGATACCTTGATCGTCCACCTGCGATGCCACCAAAGTTGACGGAACTTCCGGCGTCTGATTAGAGTAAAGAAACTCGTTCTTGTCGTAGAGACCGCTGACGACATTTTGACTGAAGAAATGGGGATCGAAATCTGAATACCACAATTCTTCTTCAACTTCGTACTCAACATCTTGTGTGAGGTGCAACTCCATCTCACCGCTATCCGGGTCAGCGGAACGCACATTCTCCGTATCCACCAAACGCTTGCTGATATGCGAGGGTGCGGGTTTGAAGTACAGAAGATTGTCAATATCCGTGGAACCTACATCTTCTTCACGATAGTAGTTCTCGGACATGCGGCGACATGATCCACGCGACGACATATAACCAAGCCGCCACAAGCCAGTACCATCATCCAAATCAAATAGGCCGGTGAAGGTTTTATTGAAAATCCCCCACTTGCCGGTTGACAGATAGTAGACATAGGCTTTGGCGAATTGGCCATTTGCGCCATTAGTGGAGAATGCAAGATAGATGCATTGCTCCGCATACGAATAGTGCAGCAAGACGTTACCGGGATACTTGATGCGCGTTGTCACCGGATAGTCCCGGCGCAGCGCATTACTCATTTCAATTTCCCAAGGCGTCAAGTTCACAGTCGCGGGATCAGAGTCCGTAGTGGCAACATAGCGCAGACCATGCGCATCCAAATAGATGATGCCAGCATCCGGAACACTGCAAGCGCACGACGGTGAGTAGAGCTTGAGATCACGTGAAACAACTTTCCACACGAACACATAGACTTGATCGACTAGCGTCCCCTTCATGAGACCTTTGTCAGTTGCCACAAGCACGCCATTAGCTAAGGCGTCACAACGCAAAGGAGTACCGCCGACAAGAGAAACGCCCTGCGCGCCGGCACCAGTAGCCAGGCACGGAGTTAAATCAGATCCGTCATCCTGCGCACTCCATAAGGTGTACTGCGAGGATTGTGCAATCAACCGACCGCCGACTTCACAGACCCAGCGGATGTCATCAAACACCGGAGTGGAGACATGCCGAATGGACGGAATAGACGGGTCGTATTCCCATAAGCCAATGGAATATTGGGAGAAATAGTATTTCTTTCCCACATACGCCACAGACCAAGGCCAACTGGAATTCGTAATCGCTACATCGAATAGCGGATAGAGGAGCTTCGACACGTTGTCAATACGGTAGATGCCTTCGGGTGTACCGAAAAACAGCTCATCGCCGCACCGAAGCTCCGTGACTTGTTGCCGCATAGCGATTGTGAAGAAAGACGACAACCAGAAAGTATCACCAAATGCCGCACGAGGACCCTGCAAATCGACATAGAAATTGCGTCCGTCAAGAACAGTTACCTTCTGGCACTGTCTCGGTTCACGGCCGGGGATATACCCGTCAAAATCTGTGGCGTAGATTACAGCGCTCATTTAGGCCTCGGAGCCAAGTCCTCGAATGTAGTAGGTATAGCGGCCCGGCGGCGGAACATTTTTCAACGTCTGCACCGGGGTAGACAACGGACCGGAAATTGCATAGAGTTTACCAGATGTTCCGGCGGCAACATCGCACAGGAACATCTGGGTCCACGTTTTGTTCCAGTCATCAGTGGCAGTGAAGTTCTTGGAAACGCTGCGCATACGATACGCATTACCCACGAGATCTGCGGTCCAATTGGTGCTATCCCGTGGGAACTCAATACGCGCATAACCACCAGCCGTCGGTTCAGTGGCCGCAACATCGGCCAAAGTGGTGCTGAAATCATAAGGCAAAGAGCAGACACCCAACCAGAAGGAACTTGGAATAACCGTACCATTCTGGAAAAGCGTCTGCAAGAAAGCTAAGGCACCAGCCTGTACCATCGTATTCTTCTTGACAAAGGTGCCAAGACCGGGAACTCCGATGGTGAATTCACCCGCCATGCTCGGAAGAAGTTCTTTCATCATAGCACCTTTGTTATTTCACATCCGTGGCCGCAAAACCCTGAATTTCAAGATTTTGCTCCAATGCTTTCAGCTGACCCCTTACTTCTTGGAAACTTTTACCGAGCTGGATGTAGCCATGTTCGAGATCGCTGACTGTGACGCCGGCAGTAGCGGTGCAAGTTGTGGTTTCTGCATCAACTGCGCCGGTATCGTGGGTTTCAGTGTCGAGACTGCAAGCACCTGCGGCGTTGTCGAGCACGCGGCGCAACTGAGCATCCCCAACAAGCAAATCGGAAGAATTAGACGTCGCATCTTTGGAACCTTTCTCGATATAGGTAACCGCATTCTTCGAACGTACCTCCGCCAATTGCTTGGAAAGGGTTAGTGACTCGTTCGATTTCGTATCAGCCACCTGTTGAACTTGCTGGATTTTGTTGTTGGCATCAGCAACGGCCTTCGCCTGTACGGCTGCCTCGGTATGTGCCTGCTCCACCTGAGTTGCAGCAGATTTCATAACCTCATCCGCAGCCCAACCGGTGGCAAACACCATTCCGAGGAAGAAAGCCAGCACCGCAATGCCAACAATGACGAGCAGTTGATGCTCGGTGAGCCCGAAAAAGCCCAGCACCTTATTCAGGATCGTTGTAAACATTATTCAATTCCTCCAAGTACTCTCTTTGCGATAGCCTTGGCGAAATTCTCGGCTAACTCACCCGCGGCAGCCCCGCCAACCAAACCGAGTGCAGCCGACAATCCGCCCAACACGACAATCGGGCAATGCATGTACTCGCAAACGCCCGCAGAAATCATCCCCAGTGCAACGGAAGTTGATAGTTCCGTAATGCACCGGCGATGATTGAACTTACCCGAACGAGGATCAGGCTGCCCAATGGCGGTCTTGAGGTCATCCGGGTAAAACCAGAAACGCGACCTAGCAACAGCACCAAAAAATGCGGCAATTGTTGCAAGACCGAACTTCGCCATCAGATCATTATACTCTGCTGTGATCATTTCGTCCTCGGCTTAAATAGCTAAGCAATACCTGTTAGCTATTAGAGTAACCCGTTGACCTATGAAATGTCTTGTGTAATCAACTTACGACAAGAACAAGTCATGCTCACGTTGGCGGCGTGCCGTAAGGCCTTTGTCGACAACATGCTGGCCATTGACGGTGATTTTATTCCACAGCAGGAATTCGGAAGCAGCTTTACGCATATCACCAGCATTGAAGGCCGAGAGAAGATCGGAGTCCGCGAAGTCACCCTTCTTGCCATCATGACATCCAACGCCGATGTTGTAGCAGAGCGAAAGCAGTGCCGCACCTTGTGTAGCCGTAGGCGCATGCGTAAGCAATTTCAGGATGCTGTCAAGCATATGGCTCATCGTGGACATCAACCAGCCGGTTGCTTGTGGCTCCGTGCATACCGAGTCCGTTTGTTTTACCGCTTGGCCACCGACACCCGGCACCGAAGCCGGATAGAATGTCGTACCGTAGCCGATGGTCCATTTACCCGCCGGACACAGATATGGTTTGCTTCTGAAACTTTCAGCTTGCTTGAGCAACGGCAACGTGATACGAAGAATGTCGTTGTATAACGCAGAACCCACCGGAACATTTACCGTTTTGACAACCATTATATGGCTCCCATGCTAAGGTGTTGTTTGAGTTGTTGGTGTAGCACTTGTTCCAGCTGAAGTTAACGCAGCAACCGCGGCTTTAAGGTCAGAAATATCTTGTGCCATTGCGGCAATTTTGGTGTTGGCTGTGGCTAGTTCAGCATCAAGATCGGCAATCAAAGCGCCAGCACCGGCCACCAAAAATAACTGCAATTCCCCCGAATACCGTAAACCCTTGGCATATGTAGGCGAACCGTCGTCTTGCAATTGCGGTTCTGGTGAAGCGGCAGCCGGAATTCCTTCTTCCTCAGTCTCTGATTGAAAAACAGGTGCTGCGCAGAAAATACCAAGGCGCTCAGGATCGACACCATTATCCATACAGGTTTGTTGCAACCACTCATAAATGGCACCTACATGCCAACGGGCGCGGTCTGCACCTTTCTCATTCACAGAGTCCACGAGTTGGTAGACTTTCGGGGCTTGCTTTACGGCTACTTTTGCAGCCGCTAATTCTTGCGAAGTCAAGTCACGAATATTGGTTTTCTTCGTGAGTTCCGAAGTAACCGCAAATGCTGTGACTGTATAGCCACCTGCTACTGGCTGTGAGGCCGTACCAATATGCTGAGCACCCGGAGCACCAGGCAGAAAGTCGCCATTGGTGCCAGAGATGGTCCATCGAACATCATATGTGTTCCCTGCTGGTGCTCCGGTACGTAAATAAATCGTTCCTGAAACGCCAGAATTGACATAGAGACTAGCATCACCGGGCTTGCCACCAACAATACTAATGCCATGTCCTTCCGTTGCCGTACCATTCAGGGTAATGGTATTGTAATCCAAACCATCATTAACCGTCAGAACCATAGGAACCGCAGTAGTTTTCGGTTGAACTATTGCCTGGACAAGCGAGGCAGTTCCGTTATAGTCGATATTGAAACACTTAAACCAAGAGCTGTCAGTGGTTGATCCGGCAGGAGCTCGATAGATACTAAATGAATCAGAATAGGGACCCATCGATAAGGCCCAAAAGGCTCGAGCCGCATCATCAGGCGTAATTGTGCCCAAAGGCGCCGGAACACAGTTTGCCCGTAACTGCATGTCATAATTTCCAGTTGCCTGACCACCGGGAGTCAAAATACGCCACCGTATTGCGCTAGCCGGATAGCCGAATGAGGCCGTTTCTGTAAACGATTGTGGTTGAGTCCACGCCTGAGGCAAACTAGTGGAAGCTAACGTTCCAGAATTAGGCATGATCACATTGGCAGTAGTTCCTGCGGTTGCTGTATTGAGTTGCAAATTGCTCGGACCTGCCAATGTCAAATCATGGGCTAGCGATAGATGACCTGCAGCAAATACCATTGCAGTACCTGCAATAGTTCCGCCCAAGGAAACAGTAGTTCCAGCAATAGAAATACTCGAATTCGTTAAGAAAGAATTGTCGATCGGGGAACCTTGCCATACACCAGACGTAATGGTCCCAATTCCAGTGATATTCGGATAGTTGCCAGTAATCTGCGCACTAGCTACTGTGCCCGTGAGATATTGCGCATCAGTTCCGGTAGCAAAGTACCCAAGTGCACCGCTAGAGCCACCATTGCTTCCGTCATTCCAACCAGAACCAGCCACGTAGGCTATTGATTTGTCTGGCTCAACCAAACAACCGAAGCTTTTTCCGGAAGTTATATCCGTCCCATAGTACAGATGTACGAGCACATCGTCCTCACCATTATTAGTGAAGACGATTTCGTCAATCTCAATGGAATGACCGGCCTGCGGTGCTTCGATCAGAAGCCTCGAAGTTCCCGTAGTTGGCTTGTTCACGACCTGCGTGCCTTGCGTGGCTACATCCCTATAAGAGATGACCACGTCCAAAGACGCAGAAACTTCCATGTACAATCCGGTATTAGTCAGCCTCATAGGTCGAGTGCCTCATAGTCAGAGCCATTCTTCAATGACGTGAGTGCTTTCTGGTATTGCGAGTAATACGGAGCCGATTTGGCTGTATCACCGCGTGCAGTATACTCCATAGACATGATGCCAGAGATAAGGAAAGTGGGCCAATTGATTACGACCCAATTCGCGGAAACTGTTCGTGCCAATTCCATGGCAGCCGCATCTGCAAGTTCCGGTCCATAGTTAGTACCATCCGCCTGCAGATACATCCACGTCTGCGTATCCGTATCGTAATAGGCCGGGCGAGCTACCTGACCGGCCTGAACAAAATCTTGTGCTTTTAGTACTGACAATACTGAAGGTTTCGGGAAATAGGCCAAAGGTTGGCGCCACCGATAATATGCGATGTTTATCGTTTCGCCGATACCAATTCCGCCGAAAACCAGACTGTCATCTACTGCATAGTAGATGTGGCGCTTACCGGTCTGAACTCTTCCCGGCGGCGCAAAACTTGGGGTAATATCCTGCTCTTTGTATTTGACTGCAGACATTACTCGGAAGAATGGAGGAAGTGCCCACACCATTGGAGTCATGGTGACGGGCACCTGCACTTCCACCAAATCGCGAAAATTCGCAGAATAAATCTGCGCATCGCGAATGCAATTGTTACCATAAGCCACAAATTTTGCCGCTTTACCAACACCGCCTGTGAGCACAAGGACGGTATCGATTAGACCACTGAACGATAGTTCATTAGGCCCAGTGATAAATGGATTGACCGTCATTGTGATACCTCATTTAACGGAATGCGTGACTTCCTTCGGATCGACTTTCGTCAAGCCAGGGATGGTAGGAACCGGTGTGGTAGGAGCAGCTGGTTGCTGAACGAACTCCGGAGGAATACCGAATGCCAGAGCCTGTTCAATATCGCCCTCCGTGGCGGTCATCGAACCAAGCAACTGCTCAGGCAACTTCGTACCCACATTACGAGCGGGCGGAGCAGCACCACGACACACAGAACATGCAATGATTGGAGTGTTCTTGACCGCTTTGTCCATTTCATCCATCTGTTTGTCGGTCAGATGAAAGACGTAATTTTCCGAAGTCACATTACCAGAGGGCAACGCGATGGTCAACTCTTTGTGACACGGACTGACATAAATCAAATCAGGACCTGCGGGCGCCGCAACAGGCGCTTCGGACTTATCCGTATCTTCCTTTTTCGGAGTCGCGCCAGCCTCCCGAGCTTTCAGCGAACCCTTAAGGGTATACGTGCTTTCCGTCATCTATACCTCCATGTGAATAGGAGGAGGCATAAACCTCCTCCCAACTCACCCATTGTGGCCTTAGCCAGCCAAGTTGATGTTCCGCAGCGCACCGGCAGTCTTCGGGCACCGGAACTCCGTGGTCATTTCCGTGGTGAAACCGCCAGCTTTCGCATCGCGACCCGTCTCACCGACGGTGTATTCCTTCGTACGGCGCAAGTAGCAGACCGTCATGGCGCCCGGATGCAGAATGCGCAAGTCTTTCGACCACGTCGGATTTGCATTGAACATCGGGTGGGTCATGAGCGAAATCTGTCCGTACGGAGAAATCCACTGGAACACCTTCATGCCGAACGTGGTAGCGCCCGGCACGATGTTCATCGTGGTATTAGACTTGGCAATGGCATTCAGAACGCCGACGGCCGTGTTGCCGCAGAAAGCAAGACGTTCCTGCGGCTTTCCCTGGATCTGGTGCAAAAACACCGAAGACAGGAATGCATCGATCGAAGCATACGTGGATGCCGTACCGGTAGCGATATTGGTGATGTTCTGCGTGTTGTAATAGTCAACACCACCCATGGTCGCGATACGTTTGCCGCCCTGCGAAGCCACCCACCGACGACCGAACCAGAGAGTACGTTCGATGTCTTCCGCATGGGTGAAAGCAGCCTGCGCACGCGAGTTGGCCACCTTGTCGCCGGTCTTGTACGTGATGACGCTGGTCGTATTCGAAACATCCCATGCCGTACGGAAAATCTGCGTGACGTTCCAGTACGGAATGCCCTGCTCATACACGGCGGTCGGGGCTTCCGAAGCTTCCGAGAAAGCCGTGCCGATGCGCTGGATGTAGTCACCAGTGGCAATGGCCGCCGCCGAGGCACCAGTATCCTGGAAACCACGAACGACGGTCAAGGTGTTGCCAGAAACATCGGTAACGAAAATGCGTTCGCAGGTCTTCTCAACCAGATAGAACTGGCCGGGAACAACCGACGAACCATCCGTCAACGAAAGAGCCGTGGCAGCACCATTAGCCTGGGTAGCCGCAGCCGCGAGGCGCCCCGTAGAATGTTCTTCGTCGAACCACATGGTAGACCATGTGCCCGCCAAATCACGTGCCTGCATGCCCGAAGACAGGGCAAGCAAAGGAGCGGTGCCACCAGTAGTAGTCCGGAGTACCGCGGAAGCGAAATCGGGGCTGGTTTCGCCCTGAATGCCGCTATCCGAAAGAAAGACGCCTCTGATCATTTTAGTTCCTTTCCATTAGCGTTAGGCACCACCGCCGAGAACGCTCATCCAATCAATCTGATCCGTGCTGGGTTGCGGACTTCCCGAATACGAACCGTTGAAGCTTGCATTCGCCGGCTGTTGCTGTTGCTGCGTAGCCTGACTCATGGCGGCGAAATAAGCACGAGTCATGCCAATTGCTGTCGGAACATCCACCCCAGTGTCGAGAGCCTTTTTCATAACGGTCTCGGCTACCGGAGCGAAAGCCGGATTTGCCGTAAAGGGCAGTGCTTGCTGCATCTGCTGCCTTGCGGCATTCCCCTCCACGAAAGTCTTGGTCTGCTGCCCGGAAGCCTGTAAGGCCTTCGAAACCGCATCCTTCACAAGTGCCCCCGATGCTTTGATGGCCGCCGTGAATGCACGTTGCTGCGCATCATTGACAATCCGTTCGAGTGAACCGTAGTTGCCCTGCTGCAATTCCTGACGTTGCGTGTCATTCAAAGAAACGGGGGTGAGCCCCAGTTGCTGCATGACATATTGCTGCTGCTGTTCTACGGTTGCCACCGGTGCCGCCGCGGGGGCTGCTGCCGGGTTAGCTGGAGGGACTCCCGGTTGGGCATTCGACTGCACCGGTGGCTTCCACATACTTGCAAAAAAATCATTGAGATTACTTTTGTTATCCGCAGAAGCGGCAGCCGGTGCAGCATTCGGATTGGTGACCGTCTGCGGCTGGTTCGTACTGGCAGCCGATTGGGCCAAAAAGCCAGCACCCTGCGTGGGGGCAGCCGCGCCCGTCGAAGTCGCACCCTGTGGGGCAGCCCCAGCATTCGTCGGAACAACCGAAGTATTTTCGATTGCCGGAAAGTCTGCCCCCGGCATGGCATTACCTACGAAGCTCATTTATTTCTCCATGTTGATGATAGAAGGAAGTAATTGCAGTTCTGCGGCCAACGTATACCACAAGTTCGCGATATCCGATGCCCTTCTTGCAGTCTTGTGCTCGTCAGACAGAAGCGAGTTATAAGCCTCCTGCCGATAAGCGTCACCCTGTGCCTTGCAGAATTTTTGGAATGCTGCAGAAGTACAGAGTTGTTTCACCTCTGCAAGCTCCAGCTCGCTAAAGGCAGTTTCGAGAAAATCCGTAGACTCACTCGAAATCATTGATGTATATTTTTGCCCCATGTCAATCCTCTAGAAAGTTGAAGCCGGTGCCATTGCGGGTGCGATACCGGGTGCTTGTGGATTTTGCGGCATCCCCGAAGGAACTGTCGGTTGCGGAGCCGCTGGAGCATTCGCCGGAGATACACCCGACCCCTGCCCCTGCCCTTGACTTGCCGCAGCATTTTGTGCAGCCATCAATTGCTGTTGCTGTTGCTGCGAAAGCTCGAACTGAGCCAAATTCGTATCGTCGCCGGAAAGTGTGGACACATAATCCAGCAGTCGAACGATATCAATGCGCTGCACGGCCTGCGGATTTTGGCTGATATAGTTGAGCAATTCCTTGTAGGTTTCGATTAACATCAGCCTATCGATGCCGCGAATGCCCGTGCCAACCGTATACTCAACATCCTGCCCGATGAGTGAGGATGTCATTACGGTCGTAGGAGCTTTCGTAGTTTCGTCAATATAGGAAAGTTGCGGCAAATTGACGATTACGTTGTTGGCCATCATCATGACCATAGGACCCAGGCCCTGATCGTAGATGAGTTTTACCGAAACTAAATTGCGCTTATTCAGGCCTTGAGCCACCGCCGCAGCTTGGTACCGAGTGGCCCGCTCGAGTGTTGCCATTTGATTGTTGAAATCCGTTGGCGCTGCGCGTTGCATCAACTGAAGAATGGAACCCACTTGGTTCATGTAATCGCCAGTTTGCGGCACGTCCACAATTTGTTTGAAACCAGAGTCCACGCTAGGTGAATTCGTCGAAGTGCGCACGGCAATCTTGGCCGCAATCAAATCGCCCTTCGGCAACGAGCCGAATGGAATACGGGTGGGATCGTAGAGTGTGATGCCACCCAGGGCCTTTCGGACACCTGCTTGATGTGAATTCAGGGCGAACGAGGCGAACTGCGATAAGGGCAGCAACTTCTCCGACAGTGCCGGCAACCTGCGTTTCATTACATCCGGATTGGGAACAGAACACACGACCGGTAACATACCATGGGCATCCTGCAATTGCACTGCATTAGCCAAATACATGCCGTTGACGATATCAAACCGCCATAACTGCATGCTGCCGGGTATGGAGCCAGTCGGCGCCAAGGAACCGAATTCCTTCGGGTCAATCCATCCAACATAATGGATGACTTCGAGCGCAGGGATTGAGTCACCCACGCTTGACTCAGCACCAGCCGACAGAACGGAAATCCAATCGTCAGCCGTATTCTTTTCCGTTTCGGATGTGTGCGGCGGTTCCTTGTAGAATTCGCACGTATAGCGTTTGTCCGCCCCCATACCCTCGACAAACCGGCTGGTCCAATACATCTTCTTCTGCTCTTCGGCCCGTTTCGCGCTGAAACCGGTAATAGTGTCCACCCAAGCGTAGAACTCGCCTTTGCGCGAAAGTTCCGTGGGTGTTACCGAAACATCGAAGAAGAAATTGTATGGGTCATGATGCTGCAGGATGTTGCCGCGCCAAGTCACACCGTAATCGGGCTGCACAACTCCACCGGCATTTGCTCTCAGGAGCCGTCCTTTGTGTTCTTCCCAGAAGACCGACATTGCAGCAAAGTTATAACGCAAAGAAGAGCGTACAAATAGAAAAAGATTTTCATAATAGTTTCCACGAACAGCCGAATTGTTGAGGTGGGCGACGAGAGCATTGGCAGCATTCTGTGTAGCTGCAGGAGCAATAGCACTGAAAATGCCATTATCCGGTGCGATCATTGCAATGAACTGGGCTTCGGTATCCTCCAATTGATCCTGAGCGAAACCGAAGTTTCTGTCCACGGGCTTCACGGAAATACCAGCTTCAAGGTCCTGCAACCGCTGAAATTCCGAGTTGTCCTCATCAGGGCTAGTTCCTTTGCGAGGACGCGGCTGGCTGAACAACTGCCGATCAATACGGGCATAGCGATCGATCCGAGCATCGCGCATTTGCTTCGCCAACTTCATACGATCGATAACATGACACACCAACTTGTCGTGCATTTTGTCATCGTAGATGAAGGGCATTTCTGCGCGCAAAGTGGACGGCTTCTTATTATCCCCACCTTGCTGACTGAAATTCACAAAATTCTTGGCCATCATTTTCATCCCTAAACAGGTGAGATTTGGTATTCATTTTCAGGTTCGGCGATATCCACATTAACATCACCATATTTTGCGGTGATCTCGTCAATGTGCTCCTTCGTCATTGTAACAGCCATGGCGCAACTATCAATGATATCATCAATGTTATTCTCTTTACGCGGATCATAGTTCACGAGCTGATTGACGATGGCTACACTATTGTCAGATAGGAACCATTCGCCAGTTCGCAGCAAAGAACACCAAGCTCCAATACGCGTTGACTTCGGAATGTTGTGGTGCTCGATGGGAATGATATTAAAATGCTGCCGATACTTTGCCATATAAATGCGGAATAATGTTTCCAAAACAATCTGGAAACCAGCCAATTCAATCCCCACTACGCGCGTGTGCCATTTGCGGCAAAGCGTAATAATATTGAAGAATAGTTGTTCCGGGGTAAATTTGCCTGCCATATAATCGATGGTACACCACTTTCCTTGGACCAATGCATGCACAGAGATTGCGCGATCGTCTGACCGCTTTTTCTTGGAAATTGCGGGATCAACTGTGATGAAACAAATCTGTATATCGTAAAGCGAAACGTCGTGCACATATTTGATGGCATCCGCCGTAATCACGGAACTTTCTGCCGCGACAGGCGTATTCATCATTTCGCAATACCACGACGCAAGTTTCCCTAGCCGTCTATGCTCCATGAATTCCAATTGGATGTCTTCAAAGCTCTGGTTCTCGGGCCATAGTGGTTTCCCTTCTGGCGTAAGACAGCCGAACCGACGTCCAATCCACATAGGTGAATTTTCCGTCAAATCATAGAGCAATGAGTTATTCGACAACATGTTGCCAAGATAGAGATGACGGTACGTCCTGCGGTCGAAGGCCTTAAGATATGGGCCATAAAACCACGAGATCACGGCATTCTGTTGCTCAGGCGTAGACACATTGATGTTGTCCTCAATATCATCCTCAATGCCAAATTGCGGCCGATAGTTCATAATCAAGGTACCGCGAATTTGCTGTGTCACACCGTATGCTTTTAGGATGCAATCTTTTGGCGCGAGAATTCCATCTTTGCCTGGAACATGCCACGAGAAAACATACTGCCCATATGACTCCTGTCTAACACTGAATTTGGGGTCGCCAAAAACCTGAATGGCATTATCACCAAGAACCATCTGGATCATATCATGGCAGTCAGCCACGGCGATTGGCCGCGAAGATGAAGTATAGGTGGTAAAGTGGAAGGATGGATTGAAAAGCCACGTGTGCAAGCCAGCAAGTTTAGCCAGCGTAGATTTTGCATAGCCACGGGGCCAGGCCAGTGCTACGTTATGCTTCGGTGGGTTAGTCATCAAGGGCCAGTTTTCACGATGAAATTCCGGCACACAGACGTCCAAAGTATCTCCCAAGAAAAACCACTCGAAAAAATCCAGCGAATGTTCGAGCAGCAGCATCGTGTCCGAATAGGTCATGGAAGCGCATTCGCCACCCGTACCTAGGTCACGTTCCCGCAGAAACTTGTTTTCAGCTTCCGCAATCTGTGCTCTAAACTCTTCGCCTTGTGACATTAGTCATTATCCGAAAATGACGAGGAAATCATCCGCACAAAATCATTTTCGATAACCATGGGGTTATCTTCCTGCGAGCCTTCCGGATCAAGCAAACGCTTGACCATATCCACTGGCGGAAGTTCCGTCTGCTTGAGCACCATGGGCGTAAGCTTCTCGCTGCTGTCATGTTGCTGAACTTTCGTCCTGCCCATATTGATGGTTCCCGCAATGATGCTCTGCCGCAAAACTGGCGGAAGCATAAGCACCACGGGGGCCGTCTGGTCAATTTGAACATGGTTCCGGCTATTGACCGGACGTTTCGCTGAGTTAGCCATTTTTGCCGCCATAAGTGCAAATTTCGGGTCGACGCCCATTTTGCCGTTGAGGGTATGAAGAACCTTGTTCCAAGCAACCTGCTCGACTTCATCCACAGTGTCAGCAATGTTGCTGTTACGTGAACTAATTTTATCGAGCTGCCGCGCTTTCTCGAAAATGTAGGTTTCCGTGCGCCGAATACAACTCAAGTCCATTGCGGTCAAAAGCAACGTGCGCTGAATGTCATCGTCAGTTACGCCATGAACCTCCAAAGAGGCCACCCGCTGGCATGTGCTGTCCTCGTACTCGCCGGAATTGGGCGTCAAATTTGATGGATCGATTTCGGCATCGACTTCGGACGTTTCCTTCTTGACTTCGCCCTTTCCTGTAACCGCTACCGGCACCCCTACCTCTGCTTTTGCCGCTTCCTTGGCCTCCAATTTTTCCTGCTCTTCTTCCGCTTCCGCCATTTCGGGCGAAATCTTCAATTGCGCGGTAATGCTTTCTTGGAATTCTCTATCCTCCAAGTTCACGCCCTTGCTTTGACCTGCTTTCAGTCCGCCTATAACACGCGCTACCATTTCTTTGCCCAAAAATTTTTGAGTTTCGTTTCGCGCTGCTATCGCGCCTTTCATCTGAAGGTACTTCTAGCATGGAGCAAAGTTCATGTCAAGTCTTTTCTGAAAATTTTTTCCGGTGCATCAGGGAAGAGGGATTTACTACGGCGGCCCAGTCATTTTCGTATTGGGGACATACCCCCGCCCTGTTTGCGGCTAAGAATTACTATCATTCTAAAGCTATGCTAGCGCAGGCACGGGAGACAGCGGGCGAGCAGGAAGGAGACGGAAGAATAGAGGCAAGGAATCGAAGGAGAAAATGCGATCACGAAAGCGTGATAGTCCTACGGTTGACACTTGTCGTGGCAATATGCAATTATAGTAGGTGGCATGAAACAAGGAGATTTGCAGCAATGAGCACGCAAGAACAGGCAAAGCCAGAAATGCAAGGCACGGAAGGCACGGCAGCGCGCACGGTCAGTTGCCGGTACATCGCGACGTTGCAGGCTTGGGTTACCATTGTCCGGTATGATAACGAGCATTACTACATTGCACGGCACCCCGAACGGCTAGATATAGTCGGGCTTGGGATCACGACCGAAGAAGCCTGCAATGACCTTGCGCGGCATTATTTCCACCCCGGCGAGTGCTCTGAATAACGTGTGAGGGTGTGCGGATAACCATTTTACGGTCGCTAAACGCGAGGAATTGGTAACGCCACCCATCACCTCCCGTAAGAACCATATAAACCACGCTCAACAAACCTGAAAGGAAATTACCATGTTATACCTCGTTGATCGCTGCGCAGACGTCCCCAATAGCTGGTATAATAGCCGGAATTACCGCAAATTGGCAGTTGTGGAAAGAAATGACGGCAAAGTGCCCGAGCGCATCGAGGATACCAAGGAACAGAAGGTCATTGCCTTGGCACCTAGCGTCTACAAAGGTTATACGAACAAGTGCCAATGGGCAATAAGAGTTAAAGAATTCGAGGCTTTAATCAAGCAAAGGACGAATTGAAAGCAAAGGAAAGAAAGAAGACGTCGAATAATCCGACGAACGACAGCCTATCGTCTATTAAGGAGGCCAGCGAGGTAAAGCTTGGCTGGCTTTATGAGTAGACGGAGAGAAGAGAAGGAAAGGAAAACAAATCATGGCATTAACACACCATGTGCTCATGAGCGCAACAAAAGGATGCGGATCGTCAAGCGGGCAATATCGTAAATTGGGCTTAGTCATTAGGCCAGACGGGAAAATGCCACGCCAATTACGCACCACACCAAAACAGACATGCTTACTGGCGGTAGACAAAATCTATTGTGGCAAAGCCGACTGGCCAAAAACATACGATACTTATATCCATGTGGAAGCAGGTACGTTGCGGCTACGCGTAGTTTTCTGCCGCTTCGCGGATGCAAGCCAATGGCAAAAATATCGACTAGGAATGCCAAAACGACCGCTAGGTATGACACTATGGCAACATTTTATCCTACTAAAGCTTGCTTTGCAGGCCGAAGAGGACCAAAAATCCCGGTTGCAATTGGCGGGCAGGCCAGTAATTGAAGCGCTCGATGTTGTAACCAATGGGCACGACGCCGACTTTTGGATCAAGAAAATCGAGAATTTCAAGGACGACAAAGCCCTTGAACGCTCGATCAAACGCCAGCAAGCGAAAGGACTAATCTAGTGGAAAAACATTCTGACTTGGATCAAAAGATCCGCGCAAGTGCAATCTCCGACGAAACAGATGACGCTGATACTGGTTTTTGCGTGCGCAAATTTCTGGTGTACCCCCAAAACCAGAAACCGTACAACAAAACCAAACACAAACCCAAAACAGCGCTAGCACGATCAGTGAAACTCAAAACATCAACCAAAGTAGCACAATCAAAGCATCCAATGAGAATGGCTCGCGTTTCGTGCTCAAAGACGGTGATACTATCATCGACGCGCGCATCCATTGATTTGATGATTGCTACTCTGCAACTCGTGCAACGCGCCAAGCAAGAGCAAGCTGCCTTTGAGGCCAATGCCAGGCGCCAGATCATACGCCAATGGTTTTTTGACGTTTTGGCGGCACTGGCTTTCTGTTTTTGCGTGGCGAGTATGGTTGCACTTTACGTTACCTATCGAGCTTTGACACAAGGGCTTTGACACCGCAAAGACAAGTGCTAAAATAGTTTGAGCCTTTGGCTGCCATATCTTGGGCATTGGGTTCAATGAATGGCAACCAATTGGCATTTGGAGAAGGAAGTAAAGAAATGAAAAGAAGCGATAAAGAAGCAATCCGCGGGTGGTTGAATGATGCCTTAAGCATGACGACATTTACGCCTTACGGACCGCCGAAGCACACAAAATATCAACCATCACTTGTGCTTGAATTGATGTGTTGCCTCGGGTGTGGTGATGCCAAAACCATAGAATTGCCATTACCATTTCCATCGATACCAGAGACCGAATTAGACACCGTGTATCGTAACGACACGACGGAAGTAGAAGCTCAAGCGTTCGAGAAGCAATTTAAGAACTACCGGAAACAGATTGTCGATGCTATGGCCTTGCTCTGCATCCGTGCTCTGCAAAAGCGCTATCTGTATGGCACAACGGAAAAATTCATTGCCCAAATTGGCAACGACCTTGTGGAGGCCCGGGAAAAGAAAACGATGTTTCAAGGTATCAACCGCATGAAACGTGCAATCGCAGAAAATGACGGCCGCACATTACTGGCTATGGCTACGAAACGAAAAGCCAAGATAATGTGCAAAAGCAAATAGCTTTTGCCGCAATTTGCACCCAATAAGGCAAAAGAAAAGCCCGGCGATAAACCGGGCTTTTCTTTATTCAGAAAAAGGAAAGAAAGAATTGATGCACGATTATTCCACGCTACGACCGGTCGCATCGACGGGACGGTCGACGATATGACCAGTTTCCGCCCGTTTGGCGGTTTTCTTGGCGTCGCGCTTGGCAATGGCTTCGTCGGCGTCGGCAGACAGCTTGTCGATATCGAGAACGCCGACTTCTTCGTCCGCCAGTTCGGCCCGCACGATGTGACGAGACGCGAGCCAGTCGCGGAAAATCAAGTCACTCATGCCTTCCTTGCGGGCTTTGGTCGAAAGCACCTTGAGGATCAAATCCCAGTTTTCATCGGGAATGAGCGGCGCAATCGACTTCGCGGCAGCTTCCGAAATGAGGCAAGAGCGGAAAGCCGTCTTGTCCAAGACGCGGAAAGCACGAGGCGAATTCTTGCCCTGCATCGCGACCAACACGACCGGCGCCAGAAGCTGGAACGGCCGTTCGGAGATTTTCGGCAGAACCGCGGCAATCGGCGACTGCAAACGAGCAATCGAAACGTCGGGGTTTTTCGTGTTCCGCGCGAGCGAAGTGGTCATGAGCTGGTAAGCAAAATCGGCCACCTCGGGAATGGCGAACAGCTTTTCACGCGAAGGAATTGCCACGAGGCGATAGCGATAAGGCTGTGCTTCGTCGCCGGTTTCATAGCGAGCGAGCAGAACCAAGGCGTCGTCGCCATATTCCACCGGCTTTTTCTCGCCAGTCTCGGGATCGGCCACCGAAGTGGCATCGTCCAGAAGATTGTTTTCGTCGAGCGCAGCGGCAACCTGAAAAATTCCCTCAATGGGAAATTCCAGCGAGTTGACGGAGTGTTTGCCCTTTTCACCAGTCAAGATCTTTTCGATGCGGTCCGTCTTAGTATCGACAGCCGCGGCAACAGTGCCAGCTTCGGACATAATGTGTGTTCCTTTGCAAAAGATGCGGATGCGCCGCACAGCGCGTCGTCGAAGATTTGAAAACCTTCAATCGACAATCTTGCTTTCTACGCGGCTTCGCGAAAAATGTCAATAGAAAAATGCGGCGAAAAAGCCAATGGTCAAAAAATCGAAAACGAAAAAATCATCGAAATTTTGCGTGTAATAACTTGTGTAATTGTAGGAAAAGCCTTAGATAACAGAAGACATTGCACATTTCACCGAAAAATGCCCCCCCTTTTCAAAAATCCCCCTTGGCTAACCTCCCTATAAGCAAAGAATTCGTGAAGTAATTTTCTTGTAATCTTCTGAAATAGCAAAATCCAAATTTAGAAAGGGGGTCACTTTTTTTCTGTTATCTGTAATGTCTTCTGTTATCCTATGAACATGTATACCTGTTTACTTAGTACATAATACGTGTTTAGTGGCATTTTTAAAGGTAGGGTAATTAAGCAATAACCCCTTGTTTTTACAGGCAAATGCAAGAAGGTGCGGCAATATGTCGCAGGATAATTTCTCTTTTCTCTATTGCTTTCTTTGCGGCAAACAGGTAGAAAGAAAGCTTGAAATTATGGGGCGCTGCAAATGACAAGCTTTGCAGATTATAAAAGACGATCGGCTGGCATTCATCGGATTGTTGGCGAAACTGCTAGCAAAGATGCTGGCAAAGCATTTTCGGCTCTGTTGCCCGGGAATTATTTGCTGCCGCAAAATTCCAAAATTGGCGGCCTTGCGAAGCCCAACGAAAAACAATTGGTTGCCATTAATCAGAAAACTGAAAGCCAAACGCAAAGACCAGTTGAAACGCAACCCGCGCATGGCTTGCCCTATAATTCAAGCAACTCTGGCCGCCCGGAAAATCAACTGGCGCAATGGTCCGGAATAACTGCCGAGCAAGCTAAGCTTTCGTCATTGCCTGCCGTTTTTGCAGAACCGGCCGTACGGCAACCGATTGTGGATGAAACAAATGCCAAGCAGGAAATGTCGGTTGACCAGTTTTCACCGCAATTGGCAGAAGAAGCCAGTAATGAAATTGGCGATAACGAAGAAGAAGAAAAGCCGGAAACTCCCTGCCCCACGGATTTTCTTGAGAATGAAATTTCTCTCGCCCTTGCAGGAATTCCTGCTTCGCTTGATGAAACTGACTGGCTTTCGGTCGATTGTGTGATTTGCCGCAAAACGGGCAAGGTTCTTGGCCGCATGGGGCGCACCAGTTCCGAAGATGACACCGGCGAAGCCACGGAAATTTCCGAAGCCGACGAATGCGAATTATTCGCGGAACGCATGGCAACACCCTTTGCTTCCATTAGCCTCTCGTGGCTTCATGATGATAGCGAAGCCTTGGATGATTTGCAGCGCGATGAACCAGAGGCTTATGCAGCTTTCACCCTCGCGAAGCTTTGCCAGATGCAGCGCAACGTCCTATCCAATGGCGAGCGCAAGCTTGTTGCCGCAAAATTCAGCGCCGAGGCTGGAATGCCTAATGATCCACAAAGCCTTTGGACGCTAGCACGTGCTCGCAAATGGCTTGATATTACGCCCGAAGAAACTCTTGAAGAACTGAATGAGCTTCTTTGCCGGTGTGTCGCCATTGGTCCTAGCTTTGCCCGCACATTTCAGCAACTCGTGAACCGCCAGAGCAAGAAGCGCTTTCTTTCGACCTTGCCTCGTGACGTGTTGCCCGAACACATTTACTGCCCCGACTGGCTGGCACGCCACGCCCAAAATGGCAAGCTCGTTCCCCTGCTTCGTCAAGCCTATTCAGATGCATTAGCTTCTACGCTTTCCGGCCAGCGTGCCGCTCGAATTGGCAAACGCCTATATGGCGAAAGCAAAGGCACCTCGCCGCTTACTGCTGCACAAGGCCCATCTTCTATCCGCGGCCAGCGTAAGGCTTCCAAAGCTCTGAAAATGGCAAATGACTTTGCTGTACTTTTTGCCGAATTCGGCATAGGTCAAGGTTTCCTTCAACCGAAGCAAGAGGTTAGCTATGAGGCGAAAATTCAGGCCGCGCAGGAACAGCGCAAAGCAATCCTTGCGTCTCTCGCAAAAAAGACTGCCGAGGGTGCTGTTCGCGCTTGGACTGACGCTTTCGTACCTTCGGAGCCAATGCCGGACGAAGAAGACGCCGCAAGCTCAACGCGCATTGCGGAAGCATCTGCGACTTCTTGCGAAATTCCCGGAATTCGTGTTAACGAGGACATGACTTTAGACGAAAGCGCCTTGCTTGATGCATTGAATTCGCTTTCACTCGAAGATTTGGAGGCCGCCGAGGATTTAGACGAAGGCCGAGAAATTTCTCGTTTCGTTCCGAGCGACGAAGGTGTTGCACTGCCTTATGGTTCTTCTTCCGCCGATCAAGAGGACGATGACGAATTGCTTGCGCCACTTTCCGAACCCACGTGGTCTAAGTCCAAACCCAAGCAAAAGACGTCGCGCTTCGCTTTCTCGGACGACGAAATGGCTTCGCTTGACGGGCTGTTTCATGAAGTCCCAGATGACTCGGACGAAGTCGAAATTCGCCGCAATGGCGAGAATTCCTACAAGAAACTTTAAGAGGCAACGAAATGTCACTATTGGATGAATTCAAGCAGGCACAAGCCCAAGCCGGTATCGGAAAAAGTGCAGGTGTATCTCCGAAGCTGCACGTGTTGAAGCCTCTTATTGCAAAGCCCGTGGCGGCGAAGCCGTTGAAGCCTGCGAAGTCCGCACCGCCCAAAAATTTCACCTTGCGCGGTACTGGCCTCACTCAGAAGATTTTGCAGAAAGACGCGGCCGCTGCCGTCCGTGTGTTCGAGAAGGACAAGCTCGCGGATGCGGAAGCCAATGAGGCTATTGACGCGCAAAGCAATGCTATTGCCGAGACCATGGAAAGCATTGCCGCGGAAACTCAAAATATCTCCGGCCTGACACTTGATGCATCGCAGTTGCGCGCATTGGAAGGCTTGCTTACTAACCGTTGCTCTGTCCTTATTGGCGCGGCAGGTACCGGCAAGACCACTTTGCTGCATCGTGCACTTGATAGCATACTTCTGGAAACCGCTGCCCATTCTTATCAAACGGGCGAAGTGGCAACGGAAGCCGATGCACACACCGCCGCTGCCGCCTCCATTGCTATTGCCGCATTTACTGGCCGAGCTTCGCAGCAAGCACGCCGCGTTCTTCCGGCGGAATTCTCGCAAAACGTTTCAACCATCCACGCGATGCTTGGTTTTCACCCGGAATATACTGAGAAAAGCGTTGACTCGTTGATCGACAAAGGCCGGTCTATTGTTACAAAAACTGTGCAATTCGTTCCTGAATACACCGCCGATCACAAATTGCCTTTCAGCTTCATTATCATCGACGAAGCCTCTATGGTTCCCGTTCCGCTATGGAAGCAAATCGTGGATGCGTGCCGCCCGGATACTCGTTTCATTCTTATTGGCGATATTCACCAATTGCCGCCAGTCGGGAGCAAGAGCGTTTTAGGTTTTGCCTTGGCAAAGTGGCCGGTTTTCGAACTGACTGAAATTCATCGTCAGGCGAAGGGCAATCCCATTATCCGCAATGCGCATCATATCCTGCATGGCGAATTCCCGGAAAGCGTGAAGCACTTCTACATCGTGGGTGCTTCTGGCGGTGCGAAGGACAAAACTGGGAAAGCTTTACGCATTCCCGCCGGTGCTACTCAGGTGCAGCATTTCTTCTTGCGTCAACTCATTCAGATGCACTCGCGCGGTTTATACGATCCATTGCGTGATGCCGTCATTGTGCCGAAGAAGACACCCAATTCGCCACTTTCCACCGTCAATTTGAACAATTACCTCGTGCCGATGATGAACCCGCCGCGCAAGGTTGAGGGGCAGAATGTCATTCTCAACCCGCGTACGCCCATCCATACCGGCACTGGTATTGTGCATTTTGCCGTGGGTGACAAGGTCATGATAACTGCCAATATCAACACCCACGTGCCGCCGATCACTAACGGACAGACTGGGATTGTTGAACGTATTGCCGTCAATCTGAATTACGATCAAGATAGGGGTGGCGCACAGTTCGGTAAGGACGGCATTGAAAGCGGTAACGTCTCTGCCGCGGATGCGCCCGACAGTGGCATTGATTTAGGTGCGGCTTTGGAAGAGCTTGCCTCCGATGCACTCGATGATTTTTCTGTCTCCACCGGCGAGGACGAAAGCGAGAACGAAAAGCCTGACAATGAGCCGGAAGAGCAACGCCAAGCTTCGCACACCATGACAATTCGGTTTGATAATGGTGATAGCTTCACGTCGCACACCGCGGGTGACTTTGCGAAGGTGACCTTCGGATATGCCATTACGTGCCATAAGGCGCAAGGTGGCGAATACCCGAACGTCTTCATTCTCTGCCATTCCTCGGACTACGCCGGTCATTTGCTCACACGTGAGTGGCTTTACACAGCCGTCACACGTGCTCGCGAAAACTGCTTCCTGTATTGCGATGATAAGGGACTTGCGAAAGCTTTGTCCGAACAGAAAATCATCGGCAATACCTTGGAGGACAAAATCCGTTCATTCCAAGTTTACTCCGGTTCTTCGGGCCGCGAAAATCAAGCTGTGCTTCCTGACAATGTTGTCCTTGATCGCAGCGCAAGCCGGTATCTCTAACCTCAACGGGTGTAACCCAAAAACAGGACGTTTGAAAATGCTGTACGTAGTCGCAATTGATTTCATGAATGCCCGCATGTATACGGCTCACGTGGCAAAGGGAGCGAATGCAGCTATTGCACAAGCTTCTGGTTTGGTTCGATTGTATCCGCCGCCGGATAATGCCTTTCACTTGTGCATTCCTGACTTGACCATTTCCATTCGTGATGCACACCGTTTCAATGAATACGCGGCTGTTATGGCAGCATGTAACCGGCTCAACGCTAATTTGGAGGCGTGGCATGTCAAGGCGCGAGCGAAGCCGGTGGCGTATGACATTGGCAATGGTTTGACTGAACCGTGCACTGGCAAGGATCGGTACGCGTTCTCGCCGGAAACCTTTGAGGGTTAAAGCCATGTGGGTTATCCGCTATCGTGGCTACTGGCCGCCTGAGAAGGTATCTAGGACCGTCAGTGCTTCTATGCCAATGGAAGCCGGTGAATACGGTATGTGGTCAACGCTCACACGACGCGAGCTTGCCGAGGATTTGCATTGCGGCGGAAGTCAACGTGTTGTCTATGAAATGTTCGACACACGTGAAGCGGCCGATGCCTATCTCCAAGGTACTCTATTGCGTGACTTGCGCTCTACGGGTAATGACGTCTATTGGCATTTCAAGATTGAGCAATTGAAGGACTAGCACAAATGCCTAACCCGCAATTGCGCAGTGTAGTGAATGCTACACTGCTTGCACTCATGCGCACCCCGCTAGACGTGCCGCTGAAAATCACGTGCAACGTAGGTGAAGGCCAGAACCTTTTGCTTTCGATGCGGGTGAAGCTATCGCGCGAACGTCAACACGCGGAAAAAGCTGGGGTGAAATTCACGGATTTTTATCTAGCTAACCTTGCGATTGAAACTAATCCCAAAAATCCCAGCGAGGAATTCTTGTTCTGTGTGCGGACGTTGACGAAGAAAGGACGTCGCGAAGAGTACTCGTTCTTGCGAGAAATGCATTCCGTTATGTGGCGTGATCGTCATGCATTGCTTGACAAAATGGAACGTGACTCAGTTGCGGCCACAAACTTCAAGCGTGACGACGTCCGAACAAAGCAAGATGATTTGCTTGCCAAGAAAAATGCAGCGACCTTCAATGCCATTGTGTTTGTAGAAGGTGTGCGAAAATCCTATGAAATAGCGACAGGTGAAGAAAATGCAGCAACTCAAATCACTGGTGACACCAGCGAAGAAACCGTTAACGCCTTTAGTTCCTATGAAGACGACTTTGACGAGTCAAGCGGCGCAAGCGAACCAAGCTCCGGTAACGGCAAAGCCGTTGAATACGTCACAACCCCTACCGGCAAATACCGGGTTATCACACCCGATGAACGCGACACCGAACGTTACGGTTCCGGCCGCGAATTCGACGGCGACAACCCCTTCGGAAACCTCCTTGACGAAGCCGACTCCGAACGAGAACAAAACGGAAACGAAAACGGGATCGTCTCTGCTATCCCGCTTCAAGGCGTACCAAGCTCAAGCAGTGGCAGCGCAACCTCCGGCAGTTCAAGTACCGGCCCCAGCCAAACAGCCGCCAGTGGTCCGCAAAACAGCTCTGGCAAGTGGTCTAGGTTCATCCACCGCTGAACTGGCCGCGTCAGTTGTCTCGCGTACTATCCCGGAAGAATTCGCTAAGAACGAAGATGCGAAGGATCTGTGTGCGGCTTTCGATGAATTGCGGCAATCCTTGGACGATCCTGAAATGCTGGGGCAGCAATTGCGCAACCTCATGCTCATGATGAAACAGCACCCCGAGTTGTATGCGGTTGTAACGGACGACGATTTTGATGTTGCCGCGCAAGCCGCAAGCGTGGTGCTGCAAAAGGCTCGCATGGTCAAGACGGAACGCAAGACGAAACGCACCGCCCGCGTTGAAGCCGTCGATGAAATGACACAAATGCTGCAAGATGCTGGCATTTCGGATGCATCGGGTGCCGAAGACATTAGCAATTTCTTCGGCAGTATGAAAATCTAAGGAGGCATTCACCATGCCTGTACTCAAAATGCTTTCCGTGCAAGAACAAATTGCGGAGAATGAGCGGCTTTATTACGAAAGCCCTCTTATTCTCTCGCATTCATTGCGCGGTGTGCTGAATGGTTGTCAGCGCAAATACGAATTCGCCTCACGTTTTCGTGCAACCGGCCAAACCGAAGATGAATACGCCGCTGATTGCGGTACGGCTTTGCATATTGGCGTTCAAGCTTTCACAAAAACCCGTGACTACAACACGGCCCTTTTTGAATTCATGCGCAACTTTCCCTACGAGACCGAATTCGGTTCTACGAATGGTGACATGCTTTCTACGTCGCAATTGCGCTCACGGCAGGTGCGTTCATTCGAGGCGTGCATTGCCGTGTTCGACAAAATCGTAACCGAATTCAATTGGGACCGTTACGAAATTGCCACGTTTGAAATTACGAATTCGCGTGGCGAAAAGCAGGTAGTGGATGGAATTGAAATTTCATTTGCTATCGAAATGCTAAACACGGGCATAAATCTGCCGGTGTTTTTTATGGGCCACATTGACTTGATCCTTCGCGACACGCGCAATGGCGAGCTTGTGGTTTTCGACATTAAGACGACGCGCAAACAACTCACGGAAGCGCGCTGGACTTACGATCAACAGACGCGACCTTACGGTTTGGTTATCTCCGCGCTTACTGGTCAAGAGATAACGCATTTCAGCACGCACTATTTGGCCGCATACATCGACGTCATGGAGCCGCAATGCACGGACTTTGAAATTCTGTGCACGGAACGTGAGATTGCTGATTGGGTTTATGGCATTGCCGAGGACATTCACATCCTTAGGCGGAGCCTTAACCGCGGCCTATGGCTTCGTACAAGCAGCGGCTCACAATGCGTGTCTTACAATTCCACTTGCAAGTTTTATCAGCATTGCAGCATGCGAGACGTCGCGCTTCTGGCTTCATTACTTGAGCGGCCAGAGGACGACAAATTCTATAACCCCGACAAGGCACTGGTGCACAGTAGCCTAGACATGAAGGAGTTTATGTGATGTGTCAACTTCATTATACTATGCGGGATTTCTTGGCTACCAAGATTGCACCGCATATGAATGACGCCAACATTCCGATTAGCCAAGAAGCCCTATTCTTGTGGCCGTATTATAGCGGTGAATTCCCGGCCGTTGACTGGCCTGCAACTGGGGTTGAGTCGCCCGAACGCTTTGCTTCGCGGCTTAATTGGTCAATTGCTCGTGCAATTCGTCAGGCTTTCATGACTGGCTTCTTGGCCGCCGAGTTGATGTACAACAAAGGTCGGCCCAATCGTCTCGAAGAACTGGGCATCGTGGTCAACAAGGATGAGGAATAACATGCGCGGACTAGGAAAAATCCCCAGTCGCCGCGGCTATCGTATTTCCGCGAAGGGCTGGTTCTTCTTGGCAATAACCACTTTGTTTGTGGTGTGTGCCAACATGGCCGCTATTATCCCCTATGGTTTCACTGATGGTTGTCGGCATGGTTTCATTGCTGGCTTCGTCACGGGGTTGTATGCGGTTTTCGTGCTCATGTTCATCTTGGCTGGGAGGGAAGTAGAATGAGCGGTATTTCTACACGGGATATGCATTCGTCACCGCTGGACAAACTGGCGGCGAAATACGTAGGGGTGTATCCCGGACCGTGCAACAAGTACGGTTTGCCCCAGCCGATGAAACCGAAAGCAGGTTCGTACACATGGGACGAAATTGTCGCGGTGCTACGCCACTCGCGTTCCACTTGGTTTGTGCAGGAAAAGCTTGACGGCATTCGTGCACGTACTTTTGGCGGACACCTATGGGCAGTTTCTGGGAAACAAATTCCGAATGAGAACATCCAAAAGATGTTCAGCGGTTTGCCCGATGGTTTGGACGGCGAGTTGCGGCTTTCCACTGGTATCGATAAGTATGGCAATCGTGTCTATGCACCGCTGCACGAAACGAATTCCGTGGTCATGAGCAAGAAAGCTAATGCTCTGGAAATGCGATACACATTGTTCGATATGTGGACCGACAAGTATCTGCAATACAAAACCCGGGCTGGGAATTTGTGGAATATGTTCATGGACTCATACACGGTGCAATTACCAAATCTGCAATTGGTCAGCGCCATAGATTTGCAGAACCTTGAGGATATTGATGTGGCGTTAACAAAGCTCGCTTCTTTGCGTGATCAATGGGAGCGCGAGGAATGCGAAGGTTTCATGCTTCGCCGCGGCGACTCGTACTACAAATATGGCAGGTGCGGCAAGACGAACCCGGAATTAATTCGCTTCAAATTCTGGGATGACTTCGAGGCCAGGCTGGCTTACGTTCATCCGCAATACCACAATACGAACAACGAAGAGACCGGCGAGTACGGCAAGATGAAGCGGTCGCATTCCCAGTCTGGCATGGAAGCCATGGACACCATGGGCACGCTGGAATGCGTTATTCCGAGCACTGGTGAATTGTGCTTCATCGGTACGGGATTTTCGGACAAATTGCGCAAGCAAATCTGGGAGAAAAAAGATGAGCTGGAAAAATTTCAACCACTGGTTATGGCAAAGCGCCAAAAGTTTGGTGGCAAGGATAAGCCACGGCATCCGGTGTTTCGTTGTTTCCGTAATCCGATTGATCTATCGTAAGTCACCGTGGCTAGTGGTGCTAGCCGCGTGGGCTTTCGTCGGACATGCTATCGGGCGCCCGGTGTCAACATGGGATGCGATCATAGGGATTGTTATCCTAGTCGTGCTCGGCATCATAGCCATTTTCTATATGCTCGATGCGGCTGAGTACGATGACTAAATACCCGTATGTAATTCGGGTATTTCTCGGAACACACATCGTGTTGCAGGCTGCTATGGAAATGACAAGACAAGAAGCGCGTGATTTGGATATGTCATTACGCGCACATACAGCCTGCACCACAGTCTTCGTTATGGATAAATCTGATGACGAAGACTTAACGAAAATTTTGATGGAGAAATGCAATGACCGAGTTACCCGAAACTCCCGTTCGCAGGATCGGTTCGGATTTGCTTCGGACGGAGCCGCAACTTCTAGGACCTGATGGTCGTCCGGCCGTCCGAAATCACCGCATCCCTTTCTTAAGAGATTACAAAGGGTTTAAGTGTATCGTTGAGCGCGTGTCATACGACGCATGGACTGAACCTTTTGGCTATCTACCGCAAGAATGGCCGGCGCAAGCCCTCATGTATTACTGTATCCACGTGGCCAAAGCCATTGAGGATGCGAAAGCAAACATGCGATACGTTGGGGAGCCGATGGACGTCTTGAACGCACGGGCAATCTTCTTGTCCGTCTGTGAACTCTATGATGTTAAGCCAGATGATGCAGTGAAATTCTGGCCCGCGATTGACAAGCAGGGCAAGAAGCTTGGCCTAACGGACGATGCTGTCTTGCCGCACTGGGTGAAATTTCCCATGCGGGATAACGTGCAAATGCAAGAACGCTAGGGTTCTGGCGTTCGTTGCGGAGAATTGAAATGACTGAAACAACTTCTATGGAAGTAGTGAACCTGATTTGGCTGGTCGGCGTCATTGCCTTCATGATCATCCTGAACATGGACAACAAAGAGTCCGAAGGTGATGCATCGCGTGATGGTGCGCACTTCGTCGGTCGGATTTTGCTGGCGGTGTTCTGGCCGTTCTTGGCCTTGGCTGTAATTTGCGGCACAATGAAAGAGTTGTACACGCAAATCGCCACCCGTTCAACGAAAGGCTAACCGGTGATTACTGCTTTCGCGGAATGCTCGGAGAAAGCAGTATTGCCCTAGGCCCTGCGACACTATGTCGCATTGACAATCTAGGCTATTTGTGCTATACTAGTTCCCACGAAATCTCTAAGGAGAAAAGATATGCCTGAGACAGTTTTACCTGATACCACCGTTAACGGTGAAGCCGGGCCGAATGATGCGGTCGATGCTGAACGCAAAGAATACAAGTACTGGGGTGTCGTTATCGGTACGGGGACTGGCTGGGATATGGACCCCGATTCTATTTATTTCTACGACTTCATCCCGGCCGACCGGTTCAAGGATGTTTTCCCACCGAATTGCGTTTGCGATAGCATCACGTTCGACGAGTGGAATGGTGTGATTACCGTAGCTCCCACTGAGGGTGACATGTTCCAAGTCTCTCGTGCGGCGTTCTTTGCCAAGCTGGCATCGGTCGCCCTCGATCAGGAACTGAACTCGAAGCTCATGGCCGAAAGCTCTCAGGCACTCGAAGCCGCAAAAGCGTCGGTTGCTCAGGCTCAGGCCGATACCGCAGATTTGTTTTCTGCGGCCAAGAAGGACTAACGTTCATGTCGAACGCCTCTTCGTTTCTTTCCAATGACAAGCGTATCCGTCTTCTTCTCTGGGGCGAACCCAAGACGAAGAAAACATGGTGGGCAATGCGAGCAGCGGAAGCTGGCTATAATGTGCTGCTCATCGATGGCGATGATGGTGCTTGGCGTTGGCCGATTAGCGATGCTGCGATGAGCCGCATCAACATCGTGAATTGCCTTGACGATACCAATCGCAGCACGTTCAAAGACTTCATGTCGATCATGGCCCGCAACAATGCTCCGGTTCTTTGGGACAATACCACGAAGTCCGTAGCTCAGCAAACACAGCCGGAGCATTCGTATCTCTACATCGACAAGCCGAAGCTCAGTTTCCGTGACGTGATCGTTGTCGACTCGTGGAAAGCTTTGGTCTATTCGACGCTTGCCGACTTTGCGCGCAGTCAGAATATCGACATGTCGGACGCGGACAAGGTCGAATGGGATGGTTATGGTTTTGAAGGCCGGTTCTTGGACTTCATTATCAATTGGTTCCATAAGTTACCTTGCCACGTTATCGTTATCAATCACTCGTATAACTATGACAAGCGCAGCCAGCCGAAGAAAGGCTCGGGCGAAAAGTCTGTGGTGCTTTGGTCGAAAACAATTCCGATTTCATCGTCGGCAAACCATTCGTTCTCCACCATGTCCCATTGGACTGACATCGTCTATATGGAGCGCATCAGCGAAAGTCTGGTCTACGCAAACACGGGTGCTTCGGAAGTTCGGGCCGGTGGTTGCAGGCACTATCCTTCCAAGCAGCTGCCGTGGGATAAGCTGGGACCGGAAGAGTTTTTCCAACAGGTTTCTCCCAGCCCGACGGACGGCAAGGACTCTGAGTTCGTTCGGTACATCGAGCCGGGTTCTGAGGTTTTCGTTCCTCCCATCTACACGGAAAGTTCTTTGAGCAACCGCACTTCTCTGGTTGCCGCAAAGCCCGTGTCGATTACCGGTTCAACGAAAATCCATATCGGTGCTGTTGGCGGTCTCGGAAAGTTACCGGCCAGTCCGCTCCGGAAATAGAATTTGTGCAACGTCGTGTGGTTGTACAATCTTTGTTAAGCACGGCCGAGCCCGGCTAGGGCAATTGAAACTTGAAAATCAACTCAACGTCTGAAAGGACACACTATGTCTGAAGAACAGAACATCGACGAATTGTTTCAACTTGGCGACAATCAGACTTCGCTCGCAAATTTGCTGGGTATGGACATCCAGACCATCGAGGAAGTGCGTGGCGCACCGATCACTCCGTCGGGCCAGTACGAACTGACATTTGCCGCTGATGAAATTCCCGCATTCGTCTTCCACTCGAAAGCTGATCCCGAAACCGGCGAAACCATCAATCAGTTGAAGGTCCGCATCACGGCCAAGATCACCAACATCTACAGCATCGCCGACGGCGAAGATCCGTTGACTTGGGTCAATCGTCAGCACACGGAATTCTCCTTCCCGATCCGCAGCATTGACGAATTCAAGCAGGTTCTCGGACGCGTCAAGGCCATCGCGGTGGATGCCGGTATCATCGATCGTGCCAACCCGGGCGATGTCAACACGATGTTCCGGGCTTTTGCCGGTCGTCGTCTCGTGGCCGTCATCAACAAGCGCATCAACACAAAGAACGGTTTCGAATCTTCACGCATCAACGAGCGCAAGGTACAGCCGGCCGAAGAAGAAGCGGCGGTGCCTGTTGCACAGGTTGCCGGTGCGGGTGATGACCCGTCTGCGGTGCAGTAACAATTCCATAGCTGGAGTTTAACCTATGGGCGGGGAGTGATCTCCGCCCATTCTTCTATAGCCGGAGATTAGCGATGAAAGAAGAATATAGGGAACTGTTTGAGTTGGTAAACAAGATGTACAATGTGGTCATGAAACTGCACAATGCGGATGAAGATGCTAGCTATCGCAAGGAGTCCACGGAGTTCGACGAGAAGGCGAATGCCGAGCGCGCTATTCTGGCTGGTTGGCCGGAGTTCAAGCAGACTTCACTCGCGGCTAATAAAAATCATGAGACGCGATTGGCCGCGTTGGAAGCTGCCGTGAAAGAGCAAGGCGACAGTCTCGAAAAACTACGGGCGTATGTGAACAATACAGTAATTTCGAGATTGGCCGGGTTCGTCCGCGAAGTCACCGAGCTGAAAGAAACAACGAAGGAACAACTCCATGAATTGGCCAATCACGATCAGCGTAATGTTGCTTTGTACGAAGAGCAGGAAGAGTTCAGCGCTGATCTCGCTAAGCGTCTGAAAGAAGCGGTTGAACGCATCGACACAGGACACAACGCGCTCGATAAGCAGACAGCCAGAATGGCTGAACAACAAGAATTCTGTATGAAATTGCAGGCTACTCTGGAAGCAATCAACTTCAAGGTTAACCAGTTATCCAAACTATCTGACGATCAAGAAGGTGATTTACGGTCATTGAAGGAATGGCGCGCGTTTACTCTGCAAGAGTTGCAGCAAAATCCTCCGGCAGAGATCAATACGGCTTCTGGCCTCGACAAGACCCAGCCAGTGCCAGCTACCCGTGAAGCTGCACTGGCTGGGTTGGACTATCCTTCGCCGGCACTGACCGTAAAGGATGTTTATCCTGGTTACGCTGATTTATCAGTCCCTGCGCCGAAAGGATTGCCGTCAATTCTCAATAAACCGAAGGATGCCCCTTACAAGATTTCACAGCCGGGCGACGTAATTTACGTAGACCTGTCAGAACCGCTACCAGAAGGCTTACCTCCAATTCTTCCCGGCTTCATCGGATAATCTCACCCAATAACTCTTGCGCCTGCATGGTACTATCATGATCTTGTGGCTTTCGGAAAATACTTTGAGTGCGAAAATGCGCGCGGTGGTCGGTCGCTCTTTACAGCAAGCGGGCTGCCGCGATTTTCGTATGCTCTCCATTGTCTTGAGCAACTACATCCCCAGCATCATCACGCAGTCGGGGAAAGGCAAAAAGAATTTTCCGTCGCCAGAGGTGCAGCAATTGGCAAGGCGGGCGGTTGCAGAATTGGCTCAGCGTTCCCGAGCTACCTTGGTTATTTGCCAAGACTTTTTCGCACTGCGCGCATTGACGGGTGAACCACTTTCCTTGGCAAAGGCTTGTGGTTCACTCTATTGGCTTGAGGATGTGAAGGGTAAGAAGTATCCCATGATCGGGATGATGGACCCGAAATTTCAATTTCAGGGAGGCGACAATGCATACCTCGTCAAGAAAACTTTTGAGAAAATTTCACGCTGGGCTAATGGCGAACAACGTGCTGTTCCGGCATTCCAATTTACACTATGCCAAACACTGGACGACGTGCGAGCATTTGTGGATGTCGCTAAGAGGTCCTTATTCATCGCTGAGGATATCGAAACGACAGGCCGCACGATTTCATGCTTGGGCGCAACAATGCTCATGCCAGATGGGTCAACGCAAACTTTCTGTGCCCCGCTGGTTGACAAACGGCGTGACGACAATGGTCATCGGTACTGGTCCCGAGAGGCTGAGCGTATTGTACATAGCCTACTTCACGAAGTACAGGAGACATCTAGTACGAAGATTTTTCAAAACGGCTGGTACGATTGCGCGTATCTAGTTCGTGATGGTTTACCGCCGCGAAATTATTTCCTTGATACCATGAACATGCAGCACGCTTTGTTGAGCGAGAGCCCGAAGCGGCTGCATCAACTGGCCTCGGTGTATCTGGATTACATGGCATATTGGAAGGATGATATTAAAGGCGAACATGAAGAAAGTATGAAGATTACAGACGAAATGTATTTTCGTTTCTGGCAATACAATGGGCTCGATACCTATTACACGTTGCTGGTTGCATTGGCACAGTTGCGCGTGTTCAGGAGGAACCCATATGCATATAAGAATTATGACACGAATTTCCGGTTGTCCATCGGGCCGTGCATGGATGCGGCCCTGGGTGGCTTAAAAATTGACCAGCCTAAGTGGACACTCGACACTGGCAAGTTATTCAGGGAAGTCGACGCATACCGTGCTTCGTTGTGCCGTTTGGTTGATCCGGACTTCAATCCGAATTCCCCGCAACAGGTCGGTTATTTCCTTTATGATTTCCTAGGGGCTGGGCAAACACGGTTACAGAAACGGCTGCCGAAAAAGTATGGTCCGCGTTCAGCCGACAAGAAAGTGCTTAAGCTTATTCGTGAACAGCACAATCCGTTCATCA